ATTTTCCATAACGCACGCTCCTCTGGCCAGGACGGTACTGGCCAAAACTTCTCCACCAACCAAGAAAAGGGATGCTTCATGCCGACTTCCTCGTTGTTTATCCAGTGCTTCGCCGCTCGGGAGTGGCGCGCCCTTGTGCGTCGATTAAGTTTGTAACTTCTCGGGGCAGCGTCTTCCCTCTCGTAATAGTTGCTGTTCTTAAACAGGTGGGCGTAGTAGGTCTTCTTGTTGACTTTTACCTCTCCGCCACCCAACCAATACTTTGATCCTACCTCCAGCGGCTCATCAAAGAAAGAGGTGTATTCCTTGTCCTTCAAGAGACCAACGTGTTCCATAAAATACTTACGATTGGCAAAGTAGCAACTCCCCTGAAAAGTCATCGTGTCGTCAATGACATATTTTGGGTCTTTGAGCCGTTCGTAAGTCCTCTGTGGCCACTCACTGGGGAAAGTGCCAAACCCGTGGATGTTTCTCTTAGGGAATGAAAGATAGTGGTAGTCTTTGATGTACCCCTTCTTACTTATCCGCCACTCGTCTAGGTTCAATGGGTAGCGTCGGGGTATCATCAACCAGTTCTCTTGACAATCCTCCGCCATAATTCGGTCGTATCCTTTTCCAAACAAGCAATGAGAGTCCGTCTTCATTATGAAGTCGCCTTTGGCAACTTTAAGACCCTCATTGATAGCCTTCCTCATCCCTACATTCTTTTTTAGGTAGATTGGTTTGAGCCGCGTGTCTTTTTTAATTGGTAGGTTGGGTTGGTAGCCATCTAAGACAGGAATAACCTCAATTTCCCCCCCGGAATTGTCCAAAAGGGAGTCTATCGTCCTGTGAAGCACGGGGTCTTTGTAACTAGGAATAACTACACTAAGCATTATGCGCTACCTCCAGGCCAGTATGTAAAGGGTTCCACTGGTCGAATCCTGAATAGCCGAAACGCTGGTAAATTTAACTGGAAACATCAGCATCGTGTCCGCCTTCAAAAGGAAATCGCTCGCATTCGCTGCCCTATCAAAAGCAATGTGGGCGTCCTCAGTACAATGGAGAACACAACCCAAACATTGGGTTTCAAAATCGGCCTTTTTTGAAGTCGTGCCAGTAGTTATACCTTCTTGTTCAGTTGCTAAATCCGCATTAGCGGGAACTGCCATACTTACCACCCCCCTCAAATTAAATACCCAGAGATAAGCACATCTAAAGGTGCTCACCTCCCGACATTCAACTACTTCTCGACCGGCTCCCAGATAACGGTAACGTGGGCGTCGTCGGTGTGAATAGAACCACCGTTAAGTGGTAGACCGGGCTCACCAAAGTCGATTTCTCTAACCCAATCACAGCCCGCGGCGTGCGTTGCCTGGGTAAACTTGAAAGCTGCTTCGGTCACCGCTACGCTTCCCATACCCGATGCGTGTCCTGGTTGCGACTGAGCATCGTGGAGAATAGTAACCGCCCCATCCGTCGGACCACCAAAGAGAATCTTCTTAACAAAAATATCCCTGTTTGCTCCGGCACCGGTGGCCTCGTCCCTACCCTCAAGATTAGTCGAGTCGGTAGCGCTATTATCTGCGTTTACATATGTAAATTTCATAATTTTTCCACCTCCCTTCGAGAATTCAAACCTTCCGTTTGGTAGTTATCAACACAACTATTTTCAACTACCTCATAAAAACCGATATTATCCTCCCTACGAATCTTATCCATCGCCGGTATCCTTAAATGGGTACAGGTAACTCCTTCAAGAACGGCCTTACCAACACCGGCGTCACCACACTTGAGTCCAAACCAAATGTCGTGGCCCCCATATTTGTACGGCGTGTCAATCACATTTAGGTCCAAATCTAGGCTCTTTTCCGTATAAAACCACGGTTTTTCTATCTTTTCAAAAACCCCGCGCGCTATTAAAGTACACCCCATCCCGCCCCAAAGGATTTGATCCCCGATCCTCTTAACACAGGACCAGTTCTCTTGCCCAACCGGATAGTCAACGTAAACTACTTCTTTTTTGAGCGCCAGAGCTTCCTTGAGCGCCTCATCGGGAACGACCACATCTTCTTCAACGAACCAGAGATGAGTAACCTTAGGGTCTTTAAGCCCCTCTTTGGCAAGGAAGTTGAATGCTTCTGGGATGCCTCGATTATGAGAGTAAAAGGTTTCATAATTAAATCCTTCCAAATTCCGCCCAACGGACTCCATCGTCCGCGAGTGAATTAATCCGCGAGACGGGATCAAAACCGCAATCTTAACCTTCTCTTTCAAGCCCATACTTTCTGGCCTCCTCCTGTCTCCGGCGACGCTGATCAAGAATCTTTACCCCCTGTCGCCCGGAAATGATTGTCCCATCGGGCATCCGTACCCGACTTTCGACCTCCCTCCGACGATCTCTTACTGACATATTCTTTCGCTTAATCATTTTCCTAGGAGGGGATGTTAGGGACATCCCCAAAAACCCACCCCGCTGAGTTATAGAGCCGGGGTCACACTCCGAAAACCTTACGAGCGCATCTCGACCCCCCAAGTTGTCCGCATAGCGGCAACACCATAGAGGATGTCACTAACCGTCAACCAACCAAGGTATTCCAGCTTGTACTCGGCTTGAGTACGAGGCTTCTGTTGCATCGCCAAAGCGAATGCTTCCTTGTGGAAGACTAGGTTGTGAACCTGAGTTGGTGTTCCAGCCGTTGTTGGAACCTGGTTAGTCCAGTAGACCGGAATACCATAGATGTCACCCCACAGACGCTGACTTGCCGGACCTGTTTGAGAAGGCATCTTCTTTTGAGCCTCACCCAAATAGTCTGCACGAACGAACTTGTCGATCTTAGCAATCGCCGTCTTTTGAGAAGGAGCAATAATGATTGCTCGGTTCTCCATCGGTACGTCAACCTCATCTAACGTTTGGATAGCCGACAGGATAACGGCATCAGTGATGTCGCTACCGTAGGTACCAACATCAGTTGAAGTTAACGACGAATAGAGCGCCAAAACATCACTATCGACCTTCTGGGCAATCGCGTAACCGGCCTTTTCTGTATACTCGTGCATCAAGTCGTACTGAGATTGAGTTTTAACAATATCCTCAACCAAGAACGAGACTTCCTCGTGCGTATCAATGGAAATTGTTTGTTCGCCCTCAGTAACCGTTTGTAGAGTAACCGCAGTGCTGGCCGATTTAGAGTTGGTCGTCAAGTTGCTGATCTCCGGTACGTGGATAGTGTCTCCCTTTTTGGAAACATCAGCATCGTAGCGCTTAACAAGATTAGCGGCAACGAGCTGGCTCTCCGCCTCACGGATAATCTCGCGCGACCAAATCTCCGGAATAAAGACAGCACCGGTCGTAGTCGTCATATGATCTGTTCCTAGAGCCATTTTTATACACCCCCCTTCGAGAGAAGTTCAAAACACCAAGACCGCAACCCTCTATTAGAGAGCCTGCATCCTAAGTGCTTCCATAATCTCCGGACGGCGGCGCTCGTATTCTCGAGGAGACATCTTCTCAATATCTCCCTTAGACAACGGCGGTTTCCGCTCTCCAGGAGGCGCAGACTTCTCCGAATAAGGAGTTGCCGGTTTGGAGGTAAGGGCCTGTTTAACGTGCCATTCCCTCAATTCATCCTCAAAAAGGTCATTGTAGGCGGCGCGGGGATTAAAAATCCCTGCACGAACTGCATGGTCTTGAATAACCTTCCGATCAAATTTCGGACGGCCATCTTCACCATCAATTTCCCGCTCCAAGCGATCATACTCCACATTTAGACTTTGACGATCCTGTTGCTTAGCAAGCTCCTCTTTCGTAACAAAGCCCAAATTGCGAAGTTGCTCGGTAACTTGCCTTCCCTCTGGAGTGCTGTCAAGAGGCGGTGGAGGAGTTGCTGGCGAAGGTGTTTTCACCCCACCCCGCAACTTCTCAGCCTCCTTACGAGCTTCATCACGCTCACCAATAAGCTGACGAATCCGTTTGGAAGACCTAGTTTCCTTTTCAGGTGCTTGAGGTCCAGGTTGCCCTGCCTCCTTAGGTTCTCCAGCCCCAGCCTGTGACGTCGGCTCAGACGGTGTAATGGGCGCTGAATCCCCAGATTCAATTGTGGGAGTTGACGAATCTCCTCCGACGGAACCCGTCGGATTTACGTCAGTAGCTATTTCAGCCATTCCTATCACCCCCCTTCTACGACCGTAACGTGGTTCGACACGGTAAAAGAAGGTAACGAAAAGGCCCCCTTTAGGAGCCTTATCTGGCGGCGGGGAAAGAAGACGATCAAAACCCGCCGCCAGAGAAACCTCCTAGCAGTTGCTATCTTTTCATCTTTTTAATGTCCTTACCGGTACGACTTTTTCTTTTTGGTAACAACCTTTACCTTACGTCCCCCAATCCGATGTTTCCGACGTTGAAAGCAGCCCATTACAGCGGCGTAGAACCTGCTCCCCGTCTTACCCCACTTAGGATGAGACTTAGCTACCGATTTTCTGCACTCCGCCCACCGCTTCTCGTCTTTAGCGGTCTTAACTACTGAAATAGGCATAACTCACCTTCTCCTCTTACCCCCTCTCTTTTTGGGAAAGCTCTTCAACGTTCCGTGCAACCGTTTGTGTCGCTTCCTCCTTTCCGCGTTACTCCGTGGTTTTCCCCTAGGCATAGATCACCCCCCCTACATTACAGGCATGGGTGCCCCCGAAGGGGCCCCTACCCCACCACCAGTCATCATCGCCTCGTGCTCAAGAATGTGTGATTGGGCCTGGGGAACCTGGCCAACAATCTCTTGGTGGATCGAAATATGTACTTGGTGGTCGTCCATCGGATCCACCTTGACCAAATCCATCCGTCCGGTCATCATCGCCTCATTTTCGGCAGCAGCTAAAAGCTCTTGCTCCCCCATCGGACCCCCGGCTCCTGATCCCCCCATCGGTGCAGCCCCCGCCCCAGGTCCCACCTGTCCGCCAGGCATCGACGCCGGTGGCGGAGCTGGCGCTGGAGCCACTTGGGCCATTGGCCCCTGTTCCTTACCCGTCACACCAGCTGTAATTGGCCCGACCCCCAGCTTCTTTTCCTCGCGGGTCCGCTGAATAATACTGGCAATGTCTCCAAATTCAAGATGCTCCAAAAGTGTTTCTTGGTCAATGGCCCCCTTCTCATAAAGAGCCTCCAGGCGCTCCTGCTTAGCCCCCAAGGTCTGATTGAGCCAAGAACCGATTGTCACCCTAACCTCATTATCCTTTCCAATAACAGCCACCTTCAACTTGCCACCACCCTGTTCCAAAAGCCTCTCCCCGTCTTCATTAACATCGGGCTTACTGGGAGCGTTTTCCCCCAAAGCCAAAAAGTATTCTGGGCTCCCCTCTCGACCAACAATCCTCACCAATCGCGAGGAGATATAGTTTTCGGCAATTAAATTGAGAACCCGCTCGCCAGCCCGAACCATAAAATCTTCGAGGTTATCAACTAAGTCAGCTTGATTAACGGCGTCGTTCTGCCGGAGCTGGGCAATTCCCACCCCCGAACGGACCCCGGTCGGAACCCGACCCAAACTGACATCGTGAGCTCCGCCCAAATCTTCGATATAACGGAGGAAGTTAGCAATCTGCGTAAACGGGGTTTGCGGCAGAGGTGAAATCGCCAACGAAGTTACCTCCGCCCCACGGTTCTTTTCGATAATTTGGCCGTGGACGTTGGCAACCATTCTCACCCCACTATTCTTATCAATAACGTAGCGGCCCTTAGCAAAAATATGGTTATACTCAAAAACGCTGCCCTCCAGAGCATTGACCACTCGGTTCAGAGCAATCACGTGGCGGGCCCATCCCTCGCCGTAAATCTCCAGGGGGTTAATATCGGCGGAGTAGATCAAGAAAGGAAACTCAGTAGTCTCGACCACCTCATCACGGATCAGGGCCAAAGAATCCTGAGTAAAGGCCACAACCCGCATCTTGACCCCGCCCTCATCGTCCCGCTCCTTCTTCCAAAGTTCGTAGAGAACGGTCATCTCGTCGCCACCCTCCGGGGCCCGTTCCCAACTCTTCAGGGCCTGCATCAAAAAGGCCTTGTACTCCGAAGCGGCCAATTCACTAGAGTGTCCCAACTCGTCAGTATTTTTGTAATTGGGGTTGGCCTTGATCTCGGATACCGGCCGACGGACAGCCTTAATCACATACTCGGCGTCCTCCAAGCTAGTAGCATTAGGATCGACAAAGAAGTCAAAGGGATCAATAACACTAATAAAAACCTCGCCCGGTACTTCGTCCTCTCCGTTAGAGGCTAGGTCATCCCAACCGATCTGCCAAATGCCGATGGAAAACTTCAAACCGTGAATGACCACCTCCTTAATCTTCCGCCGCAACCCCAGCTTGCGGTAGAGATAGTCAAGTAACTTGCCACTACATTTAGCATTCCAAAGACTTTCCTTGTCGACCCGCCGCGGCAATACCTCCCACTTGGGTTGGAAACCAGTTACCTGATTCTTGACCGAACGCATTTGGGCTAAAGCTAGATTAATTGGAATTCGGACCTTAGTCCTCGAAGACAGAATAAAAGTATTGCTGGTTTGATTGTAGCGCGCAAACTGGTAGCCACGGAGAAATAAGTCCCTCGTCAGCCATTCCCAGTCATATTTCTTCCTTGCTAACTTAGCAGTTTGAAACAGCCGTTGGTAATAATCCAACGTCGCCGCCTCTTTAACTTTAAGCTGATTTACGGCGAACGACTGATCGATCTTTTCCTTTTTTCTTTTCTTTTTAACCTTTGTAACCTTGACCTTAGCCATTATGTGCCCCCCTTCACCTCACCCTTTTCCGGAACCCCCTCCTCTACCGCAATATTGTAATCCTTTGGAAGATCAAAATTGGACATATCCTGGAGATCGAGCTCATTGGGGTCCTCCTTAGCAATCTGGTTCATTATCTGAGGCTCGCCCAACTCACTCACCTTCGGGGCCGCCGAAACAACTACCCCACCGCCGAAGATCTGGTTGATCTTACCAACCAACTTTTCCTGCCGCTCAAGAGAACGGCGCCATTGGATATAGTCACGAACTAGAATAAACCCCAAAAACAGTAAGATGTACGCCTCGGTAGCCATAGCAACAAAAAAGGAACCGCTCTCGCGGTCCCTATGGTAGTCCTTCAGGACACTCAAAAACCAGACTAGCACATAATTTTAAGCCTTGTCAAGGTGCTTTTTCCAAACGGTTCCACTACTGGTACTGGTGTCACTAGTCGTTTTAAAAAGGTGCTTCCACTTTCGCATCTGCATCGTCGCCCTAACCTCCCCGTGTCCAGTAGTATCCCGCACATCCGACCAAGCCTGCCAGAACTTGATTAGCAGCTCCTCCTCCTTTTCAGAAAGTTTACCTAACTCTTCAAACATCCAAATCTCCGAAAATAGGGTCGTTCGACTCCCCATATCCGCCCTCAATAATCAAATTGGAATGCTTGCGCTCAAATTCAGAGATCATTGCGTCATCTACATCCCCACTCAAAAGCAGATCCGGCTGCTCCATCATCATATAGCGCATAACGTCCATCGCGTGGTTATTCTTATCGATCGGCTCCTCCTTCAAGTCTAGCCCAGGCATCCCCCCCTTGGGCTGTTTCCATTCATATCTTTCAATTTCCCAAATCGTCTTTTCACAGCTCGAAAAAATCTTGAGCTTGTTCTTGGCTAGGTACTGGGCCACCCTGCTAATCCCCAGAGTGATATTAGTAGTACCCTTATAGCAAGAAATATCAAAATTGTTAAGCTCGTTAATCGTATCCGGACGGGAGGGGTCGCAAGGCCCAGCCTCTAGAACCTCGTTCTTAGAAAGCGTCTTAAAATCGGCAATAACATCCATCAACCTCCGCTGGGTTCGGTAGTACTCCCGATAAATGTAGACCACCCCGTCCTCCGGATTAACCGCCCCCCACAGAATACAAAAAGGATCAATGTAGCCAGGGTCAAAGGCCGGCATCCGTTTCCAATTCTTAGGAATCTCAAACGGTGCAACAATATGGCTTGTCCGGTCAAATTCCTTGTAAATCAGACCGGAGAACCTTCGAAAGTCCGCCTCGTATTCCTGATAATAGACGTCAGCAAAAGAACCGTCGGGTTGCTTATAGAACTTCTGAATCTTCCGCATCTCCGACCGCGGAAAAAAGGGATTTTCCCAGGTCGGCAACTTCCAAGACTTCCAATAAGAATCCCGCTTTGGTCCCGGTTGGCCCAAAAGATAGGAATCATAGAAATGATTAAACCCCGCCGGCGTTCCCGTAAAAAGCGCCCTACCCTCAGTGATCCTCAAAGCGGGCTCAATAATCATTGGCCAAATGTGAGACTTCATATAGGCATACTCGTCCAGGACCGCCAAGTGGATATTAGGAATACCTCGTAAAGAGTCCTCGTCCTCCGTTCCTTTTAAGGAAATAAACGAGTCCTTACGAGGATCGGAGTTCCGCCCCAGCCGCCTTTTAAGTTGAATGGTCAACTCAACCTCATTCTTCCTCCGAATTAACTCTGGAGGCAGAAACTGAACCAGCATCTGCCACGCAATCATCTTCGCCTGTTTGTAGGTTGGGGCCAGATACCAAACCACTGCGTTATCTCTACTCAAGGCAGTGAAGATACACTCAATAACCGCCATTGTAGTATTGTGGGTAGCCACCAATCCCCTACCAGCAAGAAAAAGACGAGAGGGGCTATCAACCTCGATACATTTCACTGGAACACTATCAACAAGCTCAATCCTCTTAATCGACCGCCGATCGGTCTTCGTCCTACTTTTGTGGGCAACCCGCTTCCTTTTAATTCTGGCAACCTCTCTAGTAGCCGCAAAATGGATTCTAAACCGCGCCCCACAATCCCTACCATATAGCCTGCTCCTAGACTCATTCATTGTCGGCCTAAAGCCCAACGACCTTATCAGTTCGAAAGCGCCCTCAGCTAGGGGTCGTTTGGTACTACAAAATTCAGCATAACCAAGTTCGTTAATATGCCCATCACTATCAATTAAACCCATTAGAAGTTCCATCCTCTGGGAAACATCCGCAGTAAGGTACATACTAGGAATATGCTTATTGTTCAAGACATTAATATCTCTTAATTCCTTCTGTAGGGAGAACTCATCAGAGTTGCCACCACTGCCCCCGCCCCTAGTTATTGAAAAACGGGGCGCTCTGTCATCTTGCTCAGTCTTAGTAACCTGCAAACCTAACCTCTCCGCGTACTTATGGATATAACCAACAACCTCTCTATCTACAGCAGTAACGCCCACATCACCAGAGTTCCCATCCCCCAACCAAATACCCAGAAAGTACGGCTCGACCGGCAAATCCTTCGATGGAAACTCTAGTGGTGGCGCGCAAGGGATAGAGTAGTTTCGTTCAAATCGGCCATCAGACCTTTTAATCAGATAGCTCGTGAACATTTCCCTTGTAGTCAATGTTTGTGGCCTAACCTTTGTATTGGGATTCCTGGCAATGTTCTTACGATAGGACTTAGTTTCCACAACCCAATCGTGGTCTGCGTCAGCAACAATCTGCTCCCCATCCGAAAATGTAATCCGGTAGCACTCTCGATCATAATAGGTTGGACTGACATAAGTAACCTTTGTTTGTTTGCCAAGATCATCAAAAACGACATCGCCAACACTAATCCCGTCCAACCAGCGATTTCCCCCTAAGGGCTTAAACCCAGTATTGGTTAGAATAGGCGTATCAATACTCAAGGCTTTACCAAACTTCCTTCCACAAACGAGGACACGAAAACGGCTAGGATCGTTATGTATTTCCTCTTGAAGAGGATGAGGATGATAATCAATAACCATCTCAATACGGGGCTCTATCTTTTAGCCACTAAGCAAAAAGCTAACTAGAAACCAGCCCCAGCTCCATTCCACCGACTCCGAGACTAAAGCCAGTAAAATATAAAACAGTATTGCCATCTCAAAACCCGTTAGGGAAACCCCGTCTCCTAGAACCAAGATACTTCTCAAGCATCATCCCGGCAAGAAAAAACTTGGCACTGAGGAGCCTATCCTTAGCGCCCTTTGGCCAATTTTCTCTTTCGGCGCCCTTGTTACCAACCTGGGGATCAATCATTCTACAAACTTCCCTTACTAGATTACGGTATTCAGTTACCACCCAAATCACCTCCAATCAAGTTATTTTTCGCCCCCTCCGCTGGGGGAACTTTTGTCCTTTTCGCCTGTGGGGAGGACTACTCCCCTTTCTGCTAAGAAGACCTTAGCTCGTTTCTCGTAGGCAGCCCGTTCGGAACCGCCAAGTCGCCTGTAATTCTTCTTCAGACGCTCGTAGAATATCTCTACCCCACCAGGAGCGGCGGCCTTAGCCACTGCTCTCAACATCTTAGCCCTTTTTTGATTCACGGCGCTTTATCCTCCTAGCAGTCTTTCTCCTATTCCTCATTATCTCTTGCTGATTCCTTCTACGGACCCGACGGGACTCACTAGGAAACTGGCAGGTAAGATGGACATACCCACCCCCCGATCTAACAAGCGTGCCGCCAGGTTTTTTACATCTTTGACAAACGAAAATCTTAGTCATCAGAGTTATTTTCTACCTACGGGGTCTGACATAAAACGACATTGGGTCGACCACGATAGAGTAGAAAGCACTATACCCGCCTGGGAGACCAAAAACACAATCGGTGCCCCCCCCCATGTCAATGCTGGTGATACGTCGTAAATCATACCATTTACGCCGTCTACATCAGTATACTACAAGATAATATCAAAATCTTATCCCACCCGTGAGCGGCCCGCACTTTGTGCTGTAGCTATCACATCGCATAATTCCGGTATTTTGTGATATAGGACAAGAAACTGCCATTTTATTTATGTTTTGTATGACTATCAGATGAACCCACAGGAATTACCGGCGGTTGCCAATTCTTAAATTCTATCTTCACTTCTTTTTCTGCCTGCTGTTTGACTGCCACCCGGGCCACCGGTTTGCCCGTCACTCTGTCTAGTATCGCCTCTGCGGTCTTCCGCTTTGTATCCGTCTTGCTATCCTTTAGATCCTTCAGGAGAGTGTAGAGCGCTTGGGCGGCCTCTGGCGCGGCAATGGACAGGATAGTCAGACTACGCCGTTGGAGCTTGGGGTAGATCTTTTGGAGGAGTGGCTTCAGTCTCTTCTTCGTGCGCTTGGCCCGCTGTTGAGTAAACCCCACAACCTTTCCCGCTTCGGTGATGTTCTTGGTAGTCAATAGCGCCATTACAAAATCAGTCTCTTCAGTGGATAGTTTGGCCTCAGTCAAGTCTCCAATTATCTCATCAACAACAACATCCGGAGAAGAAAGAGCGGCGGGGCCATGGTTATTTTTGCTCATCTCGACAATCAATGCGTAGTCAAACGCAATCCTCCAATCATTTTGGACCTACCTTTCACCCCAAGAATACCAAAAGAACTCGACAGACGCAAGCCCAGAGACGCTAGGAAACACCAGCTTCGAACCCACCAAGAGCCGCGGCGGTTACTCTTTTAACCCCAACGCCCACATTGCCGTCGTTCAAGCAATCCCGAAACCCAAACCCTTTACCTACAACATCGCAAAAAAACTCGTCTCTTTTGACCCCTTGACAACTTGTCCGTTCCGTGGTATATTCTCGTCAAACACTACAGCAACAAGCAATGCGAGGAGGTGAACAAAAAAGTGACAATTCGGGAACTTAAAAAAGCGACTATCAAAACTTACAAAGACGGAGACCGCTCGCTTGGGGATTTATGGAGCGGTGAAGTCAGCGATTGCTTTGATAACATTCTTAACTACCGAGACACCACAGAAGTGGACAAGGACATTCTAGAGGAGATAAGAAGGGCAGAGGACACGCTTGGAGACATCGCCGACGGAATGGTCGACGTTTACTCGAGCTCCCTCCTTAAATGGTATAACGAAAATATAGCCCTTTCTTCCTATGCCGACGACGCTATCAAACTTCCTAGAGCTTGGAGCAGATACGCTCTTGAAAATCCTTTCCGGCGGGCAATATCGTTACTTCAACGAGGCACTTCATATAACACTGGACGCAATCAAGGAAACAGTCGAAAATGAGGAACTGGCCGAGAAAGCAGAAGCACAAGAAGACGCGGAAATCAAAGAAGCTATGGACAAAGTAAAGAAAGGAAAATAGTGGCGCTTGACCATGCTCCCTAAGTTGGGCAGGGCTTAGGGGGCAGGGCCAGACACCAAAAGGGGGAACTAAGCAATAAAGGGGGTGATAAAAGAATGAACAACAAACAAGAACATAAGAAACAGACCTATGAGGAACAAGTTGAGGAACTTGTCAAACAAAACCCAGATGTTCCGACGGAAATTTACGATATCGAAGCAAGTCAAGAAGTAGTCGAGCAGTATCACGAAATGTTTGGATACTAACCCTCATTGGCTCCTGACTGGGCGGGTTTGTGTGGGAGCGCAAGCCCTCCCAGATGAGGAACTAAGCAATGACTATCAAACAACGCAACCTATTAAGATTATACCGGAAACATCGGCGCGACGCTCTCGAGTGGCTTCTGGCGCTGGTGCTTGCTGGCCTAGTTGAGTGCTATTTTATCGACGGGGTGCTGGCGAGACTGTAAAGGAGGTGAACAAAATGGACAAACCCAGGGAACACACAAAAGAGGATTATTTACGAGTTTACATAGAAGGAGAGGTGGGGCAGGTGCTGGAGAATTTAGAAGAACAACTTCGGAACCTCTACCCACCACACCACCACAAGCACATCGAGGTTTGGGGAAAGTATTGGGGGCTCTTTGAAAGTATAATAGAGGACTAGGCGCTTTACCTTGCCGCTTTAGATAAGCGCATAAGGCGGCAAGGTAAGATACTTAGCAAACTACACGGACAAACAAACGAAAGGGGGTGAAATGACACAAACAAACTTTCTACACTACGGAGCAGGATACACGGAAATGGAAACGCTTAACCAAAAACTTGAACGGGCGCAGGCCCAATGGGAAACCAAGGGGGACTAAAGCTCGCTGATGTGAGGGACGACCAGTGGGAAGATATTGCCCACTATACCCAAAGAGGACTAGAGGGATTTATGGACGGCTGGGATATTATTATCACCAGCGCCGTTGAGCTGGCACTGGGACACACCCCCGCTAGCGGTAGACTAGATTGAAGGGCTTATGCCCAAAAGGAGGTGAATAGAAATGGACTATATGATTACAGGAGAATACCCACGAGACGAGCAATACAACGAGTTTCGCGATGATGTTAAGGTGCTAAAGTTTTGCTCCTCACTAGAGGAGGCAAAGAAAGCATTTAGAAACTTCGATGAACAGAAATTTGAGCTACTTAAAATTCGCAGTTTTGAGGACGTGTATTTTCAACGGGTCGGTTGAGGATGTGAATATCCACTAGCGCCTGTTAGGGCCGTCGAGATTTTTCCACTTGCTCGACGGTCTTAAACAGCTACTAGCAAGCCGTTTTCATATACGCACAAACCGAAGGGGGGGCAGAAATGGATACTGAACAAGAAAGAGACAAATTCACTTTCGGGATTAAAAGGATACCGTTCAACGCCGAGATGAGGAAAGCAAGAGAACGAAAGAGGTTGACACAAGGGGACTTAGCAAACCTAATTGGAATTCCTGAACAATATATTAGCCTAATCGAAAGGGTAAGACGGTGGCCCGGCGAAACCACCGCACACCAGAGAATAAGGCAAATTGAGACGAGGGCATTACGAAAATTAAGACACCCATCAAGGGCTAAGAAGTTGGAACCGTTTCTATAGGAGGAGGGCGCTTCTTAGGGCTACCCTTTGACAGACGCACAAGGGTAGCCCCAAAGAGGTGCTATTTTGTTTCCCCAGTTACGACACACACAAACTTCACAAACTCACTTTTTCTTTTTCTTCTTAGACTTGGCCGGCGCTGGCTCCTTTTCCTCTTTCTTCTCCGGTTCCTCTACTTTCTCCGGTGCCACGGGCTTCTTCGCAGGAATACCGGTACCGACTACCTCTACCCCCTCCGGAGACTTCCGCGCCATGGCCGTCGGAACCTCAACGTCTGAGACCTCAAGCACCCGACGATCGAAGTCAATTCGGGTTATCTCGCGGTTCATCGGAACTTTGTTGACCACAAAGAGCTGGTTACAGTAGAACCGGTAGCTAAGGTTGGCGTCTTCCCAGTCACGCTTCTTAACATCCACCCGGCCCAGCTTCATCGCTAGCTCATGGGCCTCCTCGTTACTTAACTTAATAATTGTTGGCATTTAAATCACCCCCTCTTACCTCCCCGCCATCTTTTCCTTTAGAACTACTGCCGATGTCGCCCCAGCCTGTATCTTGGCTACACTATCTTGGGCATCCTCGAAACATCTTTGACTGCAGTAGAACCCCCCCACTGGTGGGTCGCCGGCCTCGAGTTTCTTGATAAAGAAACCTTGTCGGGTCGCTCGATTACAAACACAACACCGACGTTGGGTACCATCATTGCCAATACGATACATAAACTAACACCTCCCTACTCATTCTCCTCATCAAACCGCTCCGCCCCCTCACGGATAACTTCGGCAAGAAACAATTTACCAAACTTCATTCCCTCCTTATTCGCCATAAAACTCTTCGCCAACTTTTCCGGAGTCAGTCCGGCGGCGCGGGCCGTCGCCATCAACAAAGCGAGGAGCATATCCGGATGCAACGCTAACTCCGGAGTGCCTATACCCATCGAAGAAATACCTGCTTTCATTCTCTATCACCTCCTCTTTATGTCAACCTTTCCAAAAACGCCTCAATCTCCTTCTGCTCTTTATCAAAGTTTACCACACTCCTGAACCTATCATAGGCATTCCGGCACACCTCTCTATGAAGCTCCGGCTCAGCAAACCTTCTAATTCGCTTGATATTTTCCTTCAAACTTCGCCCGTCCATATCAATACAGGTCTTCCCATCTTCCATTAACTGACCGGCTAATTTGTCCCGATATTGACTAGACCGGATTATTGGCGGGCGACCAACGGCAAACCAGTTATGGATAATGTGACCAAACCCATCGCCCCCCGCCTTCAAATGAAAACCGAAGGCACTTTTCTGCATCTTCTTAGCCACATTCTCCCACCCATTAACCGGACCATCGTCGCACGCCGTCCCGAAACTCTTGAACTCAAACTCCGGCAGGGCTTTCTTCAACTTTTTGTATATCTCATAATCCTCGGGGCGCTTCGAAAGCAGGTGAACAAAGCTATAAACCCCCTTACCATCCACAGAGGGCACATATTTAAAAGTGTCAAGGTCGAACTCTTGGTGGTAGAACACCACATTGACCCCTTTTGGCACCTCAACGGGCAAAGTGCTAGACATAATGTTTTTGGCTAATTTAAAATCAATTGGACCAAAGTCGTTCCCAATCTGGTAGATCAGTTTAGCAGTTGGTTGATACTCCTTGATAAGCCTGGTGTACGGCTCGAGGTGCTGGGGAATTGAGGCGATGATAATGTCAAACTTTGTACTCTTAAACTGCTCTAGGGTTACGGCTTTCTGATCTTTCCCAGGAGCTTTGATCGACCAGTAACCATCCTTGACGGCCTTTACCTCATTCAGTGGGGGGCTACCATCCTCCGGCATATACGTCTCACCCCGTATCCCTAGAAACTGGGTGACCGTCCCCGGATAATTTCCATAGGGCTCCGCGACCTTCCAATAGCCCCGGTCGAACCACTCTTCTCCAATCGGGCGGTACAGCTCCCACCCCAACCGCTTCTCAAACAGAAGCTGGAGCGAGTAGTACAGGGCGTTGTGGTGCAGATCGCTAAAGATCTTCACAGCACCGACTTCCCCACATACCCAATCAGCCGTTGGGCCTTCTTAACCGAAAACAACGGTTCCGTTGAAGACTCCAGGCGCACTTCCGCATCCGGATGCACCTTTTTTAACCAAGCAATCGTATCCGGACAATACTTATTCGTTGTTGGGTCGCCAATGTTAAACACATCTGAGGGACCCTCGTACTCCGCCAACTTCTGCATAAACTCAATGAAGTTCTCCCTCGATACATGGGCAAAGAAGTGGGTCGGATCCAGCGGGGCCCCCGTCTCGAGCGCAATCGGGCCCTCCAGTCGGAAACAATATGCCTTAATGTCCTTCTGCCCCAGCAGATAGTCCTCGCAGGCCAACTTCGTCTTGCCGTAGACGGTAAGAAACTTATCAGGCGAACGGGGATAGTCCTCATCTATTGGGTAATACCCAAGATTAAAGGGCCTCCCCCCAAGTTCGATTCCGTAGGCCGCCCCCGAAGAAGAGAAAAGTATCTTCTTCACTCCAGCCAACCGCATACAACCAACAACGTGTACCAGCCCCCCAAGATTTAACCTCATAAAATCTACATCAGATACGCCCTCAATTGGTCGCGGGTAAGCGGCAAGGTGGACAACCACATCCTTGCCCCGCATCCTTTCGACCAGCCGCGCGGTATCCCAAATGTCATCCTCGGTTGGCGCAAAAAAGTCATCAACCACATCGTAGGCATCAGACTCAAATGCTGGTCGGATTATTTTTCCCATCGCCCCAGCTCCGCCGGTAATTAGTGCTTTAACCATTTCTTAATTAACACCTCCCATCGCTCCCTCTGTTTCTTGTACAACTCAAAGTAGGGATCATCCTCTTCCCCTTTCCAAAAGCCCTCGTTGAGACCGATCCCCCTGGCCTCCTTGACCAAGTTTTTATAGACATTGCTAGCACGCTCGTGCTTAACCGAAGCATAGCCGGTAACGACCGCCCATCCTTTTTGGTCGATAATTCGTTTACTGACTATCCCCAACCAAATATCGGCGAACCTGTCCAGCCCTACTTTCTTTCCCATTGGCGCCCAATACATATAAGGTAGCATCTTCCGCTTGAACGCCACGTTCATTCCGCAGTTGTGCACAACGAATCCCTCTGCCAAATAGGTACTATCAGTATCCACAGTTAAATCGTAAACATCTCCGGTATACTCGATCTTCTCAACACTACCCACCCCCACCTCCACGAAATCGGGGACACTTTTGTAAATGTGACTAGTTTTCTTCTTTTGTTGCTCCCACTCCATTTTACTATCCAAAATCTCCTTAGCAAAACTGGCGGCGTTCTCTCCATACAAAGTAACCTTGTACTGGGGATATTTTCTATTCCGCGCAGAATACTCTGTCAACCCACAATAAAAACCCAAACCAGTTACTAACAGTCGCACCTGTTCTGCCAACCCCTTACTAATCGTATGATAGCTTACAATAGGGCGGCCCCTATTACTGCCAATATACCCATCCCCATCAAAAAGCCCCTGTAAAAGTTTTTGGATATTTCTACTACGCAAAACCTCCTCGGGAATAGTTTTCCCCCAAGCGTACTCTCCAACAAGTTCGTAAAAATACTTTGCTATCTCAACTCCGTATATTTCGTACCTAACACTATTTCCTACTACATACTTCGCAGGAACCTTGTTGTACTTTCCTCTGAAATAATCCTCTACTCTCCTACCAAATGTATCTTGCTCATTTGCCGCCAAACTGAAAGTAACACCATTTACCTTATGAGAATTGGCCATATTTTTGTTTTTAGAGAAGCTCCCCTCCGCTATAAATAAACCAAGAATGTACATATCCTCATTTGATAAAGGCGACTGCCCACTAAATGCAAGTTTGGGCAAGCGCAGACGGTCATCAGGAGATAAATCCCCACAACGCTTCCAACCAGCCGCAGTCAAAAACTCGTGGTCGGGGGTAGAGAACAAATCAACCCCGCTACGCAAACTAACTCTCAAATGCTTGCCCTCAGAACTTCTTTTTATTTTCCTAAGCACCCTCCTCGTTTCCCCATTACCCGAGGTAACTAAATCTCCAACCACAATATCCTCTATCTTCCTCATCTCCCCGTTACCCATAACGACCTCGGTACCTGGAAGAAAACACATCGGGTAGTAGGTCCCCCTAGGAACGGGACCTCTGTAGAACTCAACATCAGGGTTGCCCTTAACAAGTTGGGTCGGAGCGTCGTAATCAGGAACCCCATACCAAACCCCGTGGGAAAGCACCACCTCCGCCTCTTCCCGTATCTCATAGGGAAATCCCCGCATATACTCGTCGGCCGTTGACAACCACCTAATCGGCACATGCTGACGGAGTGCCTTAATGTGCTGGTCAATCGTATCGAACTTCGGAATGAGATCGTCGTCAAGAGTGATAATATACTCCACATCTGGTAGGTTTTTGGCAACATAAGCAAATCCCAAATTCCTCACCCCGTCGTTGAAGTTGTAGATAAGATCGCTATCCATCCCCATTATATCCTCAACCGAGTTGTCAACACCGTTGTAAGTCAGCACAGGTTCTTCGCCATCCTCAACTACCACGAACGCCACCTCGTGAAGATTAAACAACCTCTGCCATGCCGGAATAAACTTTTCCTCTAGAAGATCGGGTCTAATCGTCGGAACCACTACTGCGATGTTCGTCACTTCTTCTCCTCCAATGGAGTAATTTTGTCCTCCTCCCGTTCCCACCACTTCATATCTATTGCCGGATCGCCGAAGGGCATAAGAAACTTCTCTTGTGTGTGTACCCCACCCCACTTCCTCCGGTAGTAGTCGTCGATGTGGGCCACATTATTTTGATAGTGCCGCATCAGCCGGGGGTCCTTAGTTACCCCGCCCGCCGTCGGGTGTGAGTGCCGGTTAAGTTCAATCCGTCTCCGCTCTAGTCCCAACAGTCCCATCCGGTAGCCGTGGTCGCAGTCTTCGTAAGAGTAAGGAACAATGTTTTCATCAAAAAGCCCCATCCTTTCTACACACCGGCGCATTACCGCAAAACAGTGCATATCCGTCTGGTGCTCAATACTCGGTGCCCAGTAGTAGTACCCCGGCTCCTCAGCCTCTGTGTTCTCGACCGCTTTAACCATTTCCTCAACCGACTCGTTGAAGATACAAGAGGGACTAAGGATTACCACATAATCAAGACCCTCTCGCATAGGTGAATCCCACTTATGATCGCGTCCCGCAAGCGCTATGTTAAAGTAGGCGGCGGCTCCTGGATTGGTCGGGTCGTGAATATACTCCGCGCCCTCCTTTTCTAATTCCTTAGCAAAAGCATCAACTTCAGGATTATCGAACCCGTTAAAAACAATCAGTTTGGATTTATCGGGGATCTGGGCGGCCAACTGCTTGAATTCCTCAACCTGCGCCAAGACCCCTATTGCTATTTTGTAGTTCATTTTGCCACCTCCTCAGTTTTAATCTTATGTACCCAAATAGTCGTGGCAACCCCAGGCACGCTTAGTGTTGTAAAGTCATTTCCACAAAGCCGATCCACCGCGCAAGTCACATCCGAACGGGCCAACTCTCCCTCTGGCCCCTCTCGATTACCGTGATCGTGACCAGAGATGGTTCCCCCCGGCTTAATCTTTTTTGCGTAGTAGTAAATGTCATCGTCAATCACCGGATAGTTGTGGTTGCCGTCAATAAAACAAAAATCAAACGCCCCATCCGGCAGATACTTACGGATTTCCTGCGAGTTCCCCCTCAAAACAGCTACCGGTAAACCCCGCACATTTTCCCAGCAAATCTTAAAAAAGTCGGAATCGGAGACTGCCTCAGAGTAATTGTTTGTGTTGTTCGGTTTGTTCTTATACGAGTCTGGATCCTCTACCCCCGCAAAGGTATCAATCGTGTAGAGAACCGCCCCCTTTTCTTTACAAACCGTGCCCAAAACATAAGTTGAGCGCCCTTTCCAAGCGCCGATCTCAATTGCCCGCCCACCAGAAGGGATACTCTCCCAAGCCAAATCCCAAAGGCAATCCAAGTCGGCCCTAGTCATAAACCCCTGAATCTTTAATGCCTGTTCAATCGTCTTTTCCTTCATAGAACTTAAAATCCTCCTTCCGCGGTCGGTAAAAGCAAGTCAAACCCCGCGGCGTCGCAAAATGGAACGGCCGCAACCTGTCCTCTTTGACTAACTTGATGATTTCCTTTGGCAGTTTTCCGAACGGCCAACCAAACCCCAACTCCTTGTTCTCTACCTGGCACATCCCCCCACCTAAATCGTGAATCATTACTATTCCCCCGTCTTTTAGATTCTTTTCAAACTTTAGAAGCTCCTCAAATCTAATCTGCGGTTCGGTATCTAAAAGGATAATGTCATACAGGTGCTGCGCGGCAAACTCCAATGAGTTCTCAATGTAGAACGTAATAAACTTCTCCAACCCCAACTCTGCCCACCTTTCCCTAGCTGTGTTCAAGTGCTGACCTTCCCACTCAATTGTATCCAAATGCCCAAAATCGTTTTCTTTCAAAGCCGCCGCCATATAGGAAGATGCTATCCCTTGGTGTGTGCCTGTTTCACATATCCTTTCTGGTTTCATCATTCTAACCAACCCGTAAAGGAACTCACCCACCTCCAATTCCACACCCCCCGTGTTATTGCACACATATCTAGCGTCCGTTGGTTCCTGAATCTTACTCAACTTATCTGTAACCCACATTATTTATTTCCTCACCCACAACGACTGCTGCCCGTCGTATAAAAGATGCCAACCCTTCTTGAAAAGAAACTCCTTTGCCAGCCTGGTCTTTCCCCCACCGGGAAGATCGTTATCATCCAAAAGAACCACCGCCTTGGGGGCTAGATTTGGATACGCCAGCTTCAACTCCCTCAACTGGTGTTCCTGACAAGGCCCGACCGGCCCCTCCTCTGGTGTCAACGGGTAGTCCATCGTGTCCAGGTAAAGAAGATCAATCCTCTCGTCGAGCCCCTTTAGAAACTCCAGCGAGTCCATTTCAATGTGAGTAATACTACCCGCCCACGACTCCGTAATTATTTTACAGGCCTCAATGTGCGGCGGGTAGTTGTCAACAGTATAAATCTTACCCCCGTATTTGCCAACTACCTCAGCAAAGAGAAGGGTTCCCATCCCCGCTCCCCAATCATCCGGAGCCTTGGTCGTCCCCAGCTCAACGATCGTGTGCCCATGTCGCTGAAGAAACAGATTCAAGGCCAGCTTAAAGGTTACATACCGCCCGCCGGACTTCTCCTTATACTTTTCCTCAAACCAACCCCCGACCTGTAAGAAATCTTTCATAACTTTACAAACCTTCTAAGAATTCAGCCCACTGTTTTTTAATCCCCGCCTTCCCAAAAACCTCAATCGCTTTTTCCCGACCGGCGTCGCCGATCTTCCTGGCCAGCGCGCCGTCCTCTAAGAGCACCCCGACATACTTCTGTAACTCCTCAATCGTCTCCCCAACAAACCCCGTCACCCCGTTCTCAATCAACTCCGGCACCTCATAGGTATCTTGGTCAGGAAACTCCCGATAGAAACTCTTACCCAACGCTACTATAGGTATCCCTGTCATCCACGCCTCCATAAAATTCAAAACGTACGAGGCGGGTTGCGTGCCCGTAAAAAAGTATACCCGACTAGCCCTCAGCTCCTTTTTCAAGTCCTCAAAGCTCAGCTGTCCCCCAATAAGCCCACTTGCCTCGTTCCCTGGACCAAACAGCCGCCGCTCAAAAGGTCTGGTTGCTTCCTCAAAAGCCCCGAAGTTCAGGGATGTTCCCCGCTGTTTCATTGACTGCGCTATCGTTATCACCCGCTTCTCTATCCCGTTCCAGTCTTTGAACTCATTGGGGTCTTTATAAAATCTAATTATTGCGTCGCCACCTACATACCCCGGAATAGTCTCCTCTTTAGGAGAGTAGCGAACAATCTTCAAACCGTCGTCACGGAAATTCTGCAAAGCCACCTCCGTCGTCTCGTTTGACTGCCCTATGCTCCGCCAAACAACCGGTTTCTTTTTCAACCTTTCCCAATTGTTACCGGTCAGCCCGCCCGAAGTTGCCGGGGTTGCCCCTAGCCAGGGTTGGGGGTGGTCAATTACTTGAACCCTAGAATTGTGCATCATTACAACTATGTCTGCCCAATCCACCAACTGCGGGTGGATATTTTCTTTGGAACACTGGAGATAGATGGCGTGTAAATCGGGATGAACCCTTGCCCCCTTAATTGCCGGCCTGGTTATCCCCGCGTGGGCCGGGTTGCTGTACGCGCCCATAGAGTAAACGTCGTACCCCATCTCTGCAAAGAGAGAGACCTCGTCGTGCTCCAGAATTTCGTGCTAATGGCACGAGAGGTAAAGTATTTTCCTCACGTGCTCACCACCTCCTTCGTAGTCTTACGACTAGCCTCCTCAGAGGACTTTACAAACCTAGTAAGAAACTTGTTCCAACCTTTCCATCCATAACTATCTGTTCCTCGATGACATACTTTACAATAGGAAATGTTTTCATTTCGGCCACTTCAGTCCTTTCTTCCGTTCAATATTAATCTGTTTCTGAATATCCCGCAACCGGTCCTTCATGTACCGCCCCACCTGCTCAAAAGAAAAGTTTTGGTGAACAAAACTACAGCCCCGCGCCCCGATCTCCTTTGCCTCCTTCTGATTCTCGAAAACCCAACGCATCTTCTTCCTCAACTCCCCAACCGACGGATTCGCCCACATCTGCTCAGTCCCGTACCACGGCGCAAACTCCATCCCGAAAACATTAACCAGGTCCGGAGTCAGGGGAAGGTAGCACTCCTTAGTAAACCAATCGTGGACGCCACCATAATTAGTAGCAATCACGGGCTTACCAAAACCCGAGGCCTCTACCATCGGAATACCCCAACCCTCACCACGGTGCGGCAACACAAAACAATCCCCCGTCTGGTGAATTCGGAAAACATCCTTCTTATCTAGCAACCCCACGTGGACAAAAATATCCGCGGGGTTCTTATTAGCCGCGCTGTTCTTCCACTCCCAAATCTTAGCCACAATATCCTGCATCTCCCCCGATGTAAAGTGCTCCCGGTAGGTTTTAAGCAAAAGCCCCACATTCTCATCAGACGAAAACTCCTCTAAGAACGCTTTAACCAGCGCTTCGGGGTTCTTCCTTTGGATCCATTGAAAGATAGAATAAAAAAGGTAGCCGTTAAAGCCACCACGGAGCTTGAAGTTGTTATATCTTTTATTAAACATTTCGGTATCAATTGGTTCGGGGAAGATATAGATCGGTCTGGTCACGCCCGATTTCAAAAAGGCCTGTTTGTTGTGCTCGCTCCCTGTCCAAATCTCATCCATTAGGTTACAGTTCCAAACCCAGAGCGGAGACATCCTATCCGTTTCCCAAAACAGGTGGCCGATGTGGTACTTACAGGGCTCCATATACTTCATGTAACCATCACAGGGAACGTGAACAATTCTAATATCGTAGGGAATATCTCGCCCCTCAAGCTCCCTAACGAGCTTGTAAGCGTCACCAAAGTAGTTAGTATCATTATTACTGTAGGAGACAATCTCGGTTACTACATCGACCCCTGCCGCGTTCAGGGCGCAAACAAAGTTACGGTTGGCTTCCCCATACCCACTAGGATCTACAAGGGGACCAACATATTTACAAGCCGCCCTCATACCCGAACGACCTCCAAAATATCCTTCTCGCCCACGGGAACCTCCTTTAGTTTTTTCGCTATGCGCGGAACCCGCGCCCGGCGATCAAAGATCGGATTGTAATCTCCAGTCATCCCCTCAGGCTTCCGCACCCACCCCTTTTTCAAAAATGTCTGTACGTTTTCGTCAGCAATTGGTCGCGCGCGACCGTCAAAACCAATCATATGAACTGTCATTTGTGCAACCTCCTAACAATCAACCAAGGATAGGACCGCCCATCCTTTTTTGAAACTCGTTTAACCATTAAAGTATCTGCGCCCTTTTCCTCCAGCCACTTGTAAAGGCATTTAGGTATAGATGCCCGGTACTTGACTTCCCAGCGCTCCCCGCTAACCCAATCTTCCCTACTAACCCCCAGGTCTGGGCTCTTTGGGTCCTCCGCTTGCCAAGTTACCTCATATCCCAGGTTCTCCAAGAGTTTCCGTGCCTTGTATTCACCAATATAGCCCTTCTGTCTTGACTTCCTACCGCTCATTTTTCCTCCACCACTTCCCATACTTCTTTTTCCTTCGTTCGTATTGTGCCTTTTGTCTACAGGTCCCCGAGCAGTATTTCATATTGTCCCACTGTCTCTGAGTCCTCATGCCATAGTCCCCCCGTGTAAACCGCTTTAAGCAGTTTGGGCAAATCTTACTTGGGTCAGTTTCGCCATTACTCATCCCGCTACTCCATTTCTACCTACCGAAATTAAACCAAGGATACCAACCGCCCCTATAAGAACGATAGTTAAACAAATAACTACAAACGCTTGAATTAGGTTCATCTAATACCTATCAACAAACTCACAAATTATTACAAACACATTGTCATTGTTTTTCCTCAACCCTAACCTCTATTACCCCCCTACTTGTTGGTGCCAACTCTTCAAACGCCCCCCGCGATAAATCGATCACTCTTCCTAGTTTTTCGAACGCCCCCGTATCCGTCACCACAATATCCACACACCTTCCCGTGTCCACAGCGCAAACGCGAAGCCGATCCCCACAGCCGTGGCGAAGAGAAGCAGCAGTAAACTCATCAGGATTAAAAACATCCCCACACGCAGTAGTCCGTCCAGCAAACGCCTCCCCGTACCAGCTTGCCGCCCCTGTATATGATGTTTCGCTATATAATCCAGCTGCATCAGGTCGTAATGGTTTAAATTGTTCGGCTTTGATTTTGAAAATAGTGATTGTATTCGCATAGTTTACTCCTCGAGAAGTGTTAGCAGTAGCAACACAAAGATTACCCCAAGTGGTACAAGTATTACTAACGTAAGAATGTCCATAACCAATTACCGCCCTTCTCCGTAGGACTACAACTGCCAAAAATATCAAGCCCAACGCCCAGATGATTAAGGTCAACCGCCTCGAGCCAAGCATAAACTCTGCAAAGCGTGCAGATTAGGTAGGGTAAGTCAAAAAGTGACTTAGAGGTACCAGAAAGGAGGTGAACCCCAAAGGGTACCTACCCTACCAAACCTACGCGCTTTGCAGAGGATGCTAGAGGAGGCATTGACCACACTGCCCCCGTGGTCAACTTCCTCTAGCAACCCCTACTAATCGGTATGTATTATTAAATTGTAAAGGTCCGCCGTAATCACCGGATAAAGTTTATCACCTTTGGCAAACTTCTTCACCTGGTTAGCGATCAGCCCCCCAATGACTGCCGTATTGTAGACCACGCTCCGTTCGGTACAAGGACCGTTTTCCACATCCGCCGGAGGGACCAACGTCGTAAGAAACTGACTCGGACTTTTTACCGTATAAATCTCGATCTGTTCTCCCCCCATCCGACCGTCAATCAGAAGTTTCCAAAATCCTCCAGATAACCCCGCCTTCCCCAATTCCCATCGTACGGCCATCGAATCTACTGCCAAAATCACAATTCCTCCCAGTGGCTCCGATGAGTAGTGCCGCGGCACCGCAATAATATCCACCCCAGCAAATTTCTTAATGTGCCCGGCCAACGCCTCGGCCTTATTCCTCCCTACGTCTTCTTCCGCGTAGAATTGGGAGGGTAGATTGTGCCCCTCAACTTTGTCCCCGTCAAAGACGGTAATGGCTCGGCAGCCGATTTTACTAAGGTATAAGGCGGCCCAAGATCCGATTCCTCCAACTCCAATGATGGTGATTGGTTCGAGGAGCGCTTCGGGTAGGACGATGCTTTCTTGTCTTTTGAACTTTTCTTCTTCTTTCCCCATCCGAATCGGAACTTCACCTCCTTTACCTTCTCTTTCATCTCAGCATCACACCACTCCAAAATTGCGTCGTTCTCCGATGAGTAAAGCCAAGGTAACTTATCAAAGGTCAACCGAGAGGGCTCAAAAACATCTACACGACAGAGCAGGTCTATCTCGTCACCGCCCTTAGAAGCTACAATAGAAAGAACCCACGGCATATTCATCTCTTCAATAGTTGTATCGTCGGTCAGACTCCAAAAAGCGTTCATATTCCCGTGAGAGTGCCACCAAATGTTCCAATCGGCTGGGTTCTCGCCCTTCTCAATTAAGTCTTGAAGAAAGTCGCTAACCGCATCTTCCTCAATGATCGTCGAAGCCGACGAAACCCGCTGCTCAAGGACAATAATATCCTTCACGAAAATACTCTCGCCGGTGACTTCTGTCCGACCAAAGCCGCTAACCTCTCCCGTCGCCAGGCTTACAAAGTATTTAATTTTTAAGAACGCCTCGTTTGTAAAATGAATTTTCATTATTACCCAGTCATCATATTTGCATTTGCCCCTTCGGTCCACGTGGTCCCCACCGTTTGCCAATTTTGCGCATAAGAGAGCCCCTCTGGGGAACGCCCCGGCCCCGTTCTAGCACTAGGAACCGTAAGAATCTCCCCGTCACCTATCCAAAACCCAGACAGTTCGAGAGACTCCGAAACCTCTGGAACCTCATCAGCCCCCCTCAGAGCTCTCTTTTTCCGACCTGTAATCAGATCCTCCCTCTCATCTCCAGAGAGTGGGTCCGTGTGCGCTTCCCACTTATAGGGGTGTATCCGGGGGTCCTCCTCACTCCAAGTCTCCAAGTACTCAAAGGCTGTATCGACCAAAAGGGAAAGATTACCCTCCCGGTACAATCTCTCAATGACTCTCCCAAAGTCCCCCCAACAAGCCTGACCATGTTCCTGCGTAACACAGGGGTGGCTGTAACCGCCGCGGCGACCGTGCGCCACCTGGGTAAGGTTAAAAAACCTAATCTCTTGGCAACTGGAATTCGGGATCTCTACCAAAAAGCGACCCAAGGTAATCCGACTTCTCCCGTCGGCCATCTCTAATTCTTTTGTAAAAAGTGCTAATGTGTTACCCCAGACCTCAACTTTCTCAAGCGGATACTCCTTCAACTCCTGAACAAACTCCTTAACCCTTGCCTCGACGTACTTTTTTTTTTTTTTCTCTGCTCCTTCAATTCGGCGACGCCCTTATCTATCTCCTCCAAACGCTTCTTTTCCGCTTTTAACTTATCTTCGTAGACCTTTACCTGCCGCCTCGAGGACTCCACGTAAGACTTTGCCGATTCCAAGTCCTTCTCAGCCACATCTACACGATGCGCCTGTTTGTTCTTTTTTCCTTCGGCCACTGCTAACTCCTTGTTAAGGAATTTCCGGTAGTAGCCTACTAATTTCTCAAAAGTTATTTTCATCGGTATAGTAGTCTCCCCCCTTTAGTGTTCCCCTCCTTTTCTAGCGTCCACCCTCCTTGCGTCCGGTAACAGTAATCAAATCCCCATCTTTAAGATCTACATCCTCAAAATCTCTGCGAACCTTTTTCCTGTTCACCCGAACGACATCGCTTCGCGTGGAACTCATCCCCGCTAAATCCAATGCGTCCTCCAAGGAGAACTCGTCATCGACCGTGTACTCTTTGGTTTGGGCACCCAACCTACCAATCTTTATCTGCACCTTTTTCACCCCCTTCCACGGGTCTAAAATCAAAAAAACTGGAGTCTCTCTTTCCAGTCACCGTTGTTATTCCTCTCTTCGAGAACCACCTCCTTCAGACGCCTGCACTCTTCCTTGGTCTCCGCCAACTTCGCTGTTAGTTCTGCGTTCTGCTCAAGAAGCTCCTGGTACCGTTTCTCAACGAACGCCACCGCCGCACTCTGGACCCCCTTAAAAGCGGTATCCAGCTCCTCAAAAGCATCATCAGGGGCATCCTCTTTCTTGGTGGCGGACAAACGCGGTTTGTAGATTTTCTTACCCCACTCATTCCTCCCTTTAAGGTAATGGGTCACGTAACGCTTGGCCGTCGTACCTGCCACACCAAGCCTTTCCCCAAGCTCCTTCCACGTAAGTCCTTCCTCTTTCCGCAACCGTGCCATTTCATCCGCGGCCTCACGACTGACCTTCATAAAGGGCTTCCTACCCGTACCCTGTGCCCTCATCTTGGACGTCGAACCAGGCGAGTAAACGCCGGCTACCGTACAATTGCTAGAGATAGTCCCAACAGGAACATTAAACATCCTTGAAATTTCGGTCAGGGACGTTCCCTTGCGACGCTCCTCAAACCACATCTCTTTCTCTTGAGCGTCGTATTTAAATCTTTTATCTTTATCTGCCATCTTTTTATCACCCCCCCTATGCCGGAACTTTAACTTCTTCCGGTTCAACATCCTCACCACCCGACGGTACACTCTTGTCCTCCGGCTCTGGGGCCTTTGGAGCCGCCGGCGGGTTAACCTTTTCTCGCTCCAGCCGGCGCTCTTCTATTCCTTCGATAAGGTCCTTGGCAAACTGCTTCTCGCCGTCGTCTAACTTCTTGGCATCGGCGCCCGCGTCCTTAACCTTAACAATGTTGGCCCAAATCCTACCCTTAGAATCAGTCTTGTGGGAAACCTTACCCTTGAAGAACCCCCCAACCAAGTCATTGATATTAAAGGGCTCAACGTCCTCAAGAATCTCCTTGGTGACGGCACAAGCAAGATCGTACAAATGGGACGAGCTCCCACCCTCAAACCCTGCGGTGTAGGCGCGACTAATCCGACGAGTAATAAGTTTTCCCCGTTGGGCATCGTCAAGAACGATACAGTAAACACGAAGGAAATCCCTTACCCCATACGCGGTCTCCACGTCGATCAATTCGTCAATATCAACAATCTCGAAGTTATAGAGGCCCTCTGGCAACGCCTCTGGCGGTTCGTTTTTTATCGAAGCTCTATCATCAGTCAGCAATTTCTTCACCCCCTTCCCGTAAAATATCTCTATAATTAGTAGTTGCCGCACGTTTTCCGGAATTACAACTACGGCACAACGGCTGTATATTATCAATATAATCCGAACCACCCATACTCAAAGGAACGATATGGTCCTCTGTTAACCTAATTTCCGGTTCAAACCTTTTACAACAGAGACACATATACCCAAAACTCTCTTTCAGATCTTCCCACTCTTCAAAAGTGTGGCTACCAACAGCCCCCCTTTTACTTGCTCTATACCTCTGATTTCTAAACAACTTCTTTTCTCTTTGCGATATCCCCTTAGGATAACTACGAACCCTCTGCCCCCGCTTCTCCACACCTAGCTTTGATGCCCCAACTCTTTGCTCCCGACCCTCCGAGGAATTAGCCCACCTACGCAACTTTTCTTTAGTTTCCTCGGAATGTTTATTACCAATGTGCGCAATACTTAAATTTCTTTTGTGCTCGTCGCTAAACTTACTCCCCACCAAAACAACACTCATAGCCAAACCTATGTTCCGTTTATGCTCATCCGAAAACTCTTTTCCCGACCAATAACATACCGGGTTTCTCAGGCGGGCACGCCGCATCTTAACTTTAGTTTCCTCTGTATGTTTATAACCTGCTCTTCTTCCCATACTTACCTACTTTCAAATTACAAATCTATACCTAGATCACTCTCCAGTCCTCACTAAGAAGATCCCCATCACCAACAATCCAGGGATGAAACTTACCATCACCTTTAACACCACCCTTGATCATCAACCTCTCATTTTTGAGAACCCCATAAATCTCCGGATCTTCCCACTCGTCTCTGGTGATCTTCGCTCCGTCGGTAACTTTATCGACCGCCTCACCAAAGGTCATCCCCTTTTTTTGCCCCAACTTCTTAACCACAGGACTCGTTGCCGGACTTGTTGTATGTTCTGCCATCTTTTATCACCTACTTTCAAAACGGTAAATCCTTAACACCCCGCATCTCCTCTAAAAGATCTTCTTCCATCTCCTTATTCTTAGCCAGCCCCTTCTCAATCTTTTTAACCTCGGCAAAGAAATCCTTTTCTAGCTTTGACTTCCTTATGTGGAGTATCTTACGCTGGCTCCTAAATCCTCTTATCGCTATCCGGTACTTCTTCTGATCCTCCTCAGTAATCATTGCTGATCAGCGCCTTGTTAAACCGATTACGCGCTTGTAACAACTGCTTCGTTAAATTCGGAATGTCCATATCCTTTACCGCATCCCTAGTAAACGTTGTCTCGTGAACAACCGCATCTATCAATTCCCCCGTTGTCAGCCGGAGAACATTATTGAGATTAAAGAACCTCGCTTTCGTCATCCTTCTTAGCCCCCTTAATTATCTCTACATAACGCCGAGCCGTCCGCTCGCAAACCCCTATCTCAGCCGCAATCTTAGTTGACGACATGCCCATCTCGACCATTTCCCCAGCGCGCTCAATATTCTTCAGGGCACCCTTTTGAATCCAGCTTCTTCTTCTTTTCATAGCACTAACCCAACTCCTGTAACAACCTATCCTTCTCTTTCCGAAGTATCCTCTTCATAGGATTGTCCCCCACCTCCGTCTTGACGAAGGGAACCCCCCTTGTAAGGAGCGCCGCACCTAGGAAGAGATCCTTGGTTTTGTAGTAGGTATCACTCATTTTTCTCACTTTAACATATTGACAACTGTTTGTCAACAATGCGTCCGTTTATAATTTACAGCTTCTACCAGCGCTTGTCAAGGACCAATTCGTTTGACGGTTACGGCGTTTTACTAAAAACGGACCTCGCCACCTCGGAAATCTCCGGCCAGCACTCTCCTGCCGTCTTTTTGCTGAGCTTGTAATAGTATTTCAAAACGTCGCCCAATCTTTTGGCGTCGACCAATTTACCCCAGTTCGTTTTAATAAACACCTTCAGCTCCTTCGGATCGGTGATAGACTCCCAATTGACCATAAAGTTTAACTGCTTTTTCTGCAATCTTTGAAACCCTGGATCCAACCATCAGACTTTCCCAAATCATACCCTAAATAAATCCCAAGTAGAAGGGGGGACCCCATTACAATTAGAAATCTGATTGTATCGTAAATCCCAGTACTCATTTCTTTTCCTTAAATGCTCGCGCTAATACCCCCCTGTAGGCAAGGTATTTAAGAGTATCTTATGGTCGGAGACTGGTAGAAAACGGCGCCACTTTTTCGAGATTTCTCGACGCTTGATTCACGTATGCTCGCGTATTTTGAGCAGAACCCTTCGAGGACTTTATTTTCTCTTGTAACCTCGAGGGAAAATCGGCTTCCTTACGGAGTCTGGTTACTCCACCTTGTTGGAGAGGTTCGGCACTCGTAGCCGACCCATCGCCAGACAAACCCCCCGCGAACTTACCTCCGGTCGCGGCCGAGTGGGTTGGATTACTCCTTATTTTGGCTGTGACCTCCGGATAGAGGCTGCTATCCCTACCATCCTCTACTAGTGTATCCTGTACAGTAGAGGTAACTTCTTTTAGGGAACCTAGGAAGTTGCCTCTTTTTTGTTAAAAAACAAAGGGCCCGCTTCGACGACTTGCGCCCTCAAAGCGGGTCCTTTGCTAACAAAAAATCCGCACCTTCCGCGTGCGGTTTTGCTCGACTTGATTTAGTTTTAAGATCTTGGTAAACTACTCTCATAAGATCTCCACCCCGATTGTAAAACAGTCGGGGTTTCTTTGTCAAGACCTAAATTATCCTTTACCTACGGGAAACTGTTAGCTGTAAATTATAAATTGACAACTGTTTGTCAACATAGGAAGTGCCGAGCTCAACTCAAGCCGCATAAAGCGGTTGTTGAGCTCGGCGCTCTCCCCCTCCCCAGTTCGCACAAGAACCTACTTCTTTCTTTTCTTCTTCTTCTTCGGAAACGGTCGTCCGCCCTTGGCGCGGAACTTCTGGGTATTACGCCGCGCAGTACGAGAGAATTGCCAATCGGCGGTCGTATCCCAGTAGGGTTCCCCCTCTTTGGAACATAGGCGGTGCCCCTCTACCATCTGATCAAAGGCATCGGTGTTACCAAGCGCGTACTGGCGACGGGCCTCCTTCATATCGGGATGCACCACAAAGTCTTTGGTGAGTTTCTTCTCTTTCTTTGACATTTCTCACCTCCGCCCCTTGCGCTTCTTGCCCGTGTGCAATCTGTTGCTTATTAACCACTTTCGTGGCGAGTAGGTCATTTCTGCCTACTTCTCATAGTCGCCTATGAGCTCGGACTTTCCCTTCACTTAAACCTCCCAACGCGATCTCTTTCCCTATCCCTGTCGTGAATTGCGGCATGTTCTGATGGAGAAATAATCCTCAGGTTCTCAACAGAGTTGTTTTGCCTATCCCCGTCTATGTGGTGGATATGCTCATCCTCTCTTAAAATCCTGCCCGAATGTTTCTCCATAACTGCCCTGTGCTCATAGATATAATGGCCAGCAACAGGACGAGGATGCCCTGGGTCTAATACCAAAACATATCCTCTTTCATTAACATACCTTCCTTCCCCCGTCGGTTTTCCGGCTCGGAACTCGGATTGACACTTGCGAGAACAGAAATTATTTTTCCTGCCCCGCAGCTTGTTCCACTTAACCACCGAAGGATAGACCTTGTATGTCTTCCCGCAATTATCACAAGTTAAAGTGCGCTTTCCCTTGCGTTGGGATTTTGACTTGCAATCAACCGAACAATACTTGGCGTCCTTATGGTATGCCCGGAACTCTTTGCCACATATAGGGCACACATATTTAATCTTATCGCCAAGCCATCTCGGATGGTTTTCGCCAGTTAGATATTCTCTGCTCATACAATCTAATTATACTATGCAGGGAATATGATTGCAAGGGTCTAAGTGCTACCCGTCAAGTCTCTACACTTTTTACAGCTTTCGCTGATTTTAGCTCGGGATTGTCTCTTTTCAGAGATGTTCCCCGAATTTGGGTAGTTTTACAAGCACCAATTACAATGCTTACCACAGAGAGTTATCAAGTTCCCTGGTCTATTAGGGTCGGTGCTCTTGACGTTCTCTTTGGCAAACCTTTCGGGAAGAATATGGTGCACCTCTAGGTCTTCCGCGCTTTCGCACCGATACCACCTACCGTCGTCGCCCTTGTAGCAGAGTTGGCACTTCCCTCCGTCCCGCGCCTTTACCCACTCCTTCTGCTCCCTAGTTAGAGGCATTGGGGGCCTTCCTAGGCTTGCGGTCTTTGCGTTGCGGCTTCTTCTTAGTCTTAGCAGGATGCCGCCGCTTCGGTCTTTTACCGCGGTTTACGGCTAGTTCCACCTTTTCCATCGTCTTCCTCCCTTCTCTATTCGGTTGTCCTTGTGCGTTTAACTGGCTAATCCAAATCTGCTAATTGACAGAGCGGGCGGTGCGAGACTCCAACTCGCATTCCATCCGTCTTTTCCTCCAGCTTCAGATTAGACCAGCCCGCAACTGCGTGCCGTGTTGGATGGGTGTTTTGCCCTGTCTGGACACTAACCGCCCCCGCTATCAACTAACTGTGGGGTCTCTCCCCTTCCCCTTCTTATCACTTACTTAGTACTGCCTTCCCACCTGAATAAAGCCCGCTCGCGCTGAGCCCGAAGGCTCCCCCTACTAAGAGGGCCTGTGTAGGATCAGAATAGGTAAAGAACCCCAGGATAAGCCCTAAGGCTACAGAAAGCACCGGAGCAAATTTGGAAGGAAGACCGAGCCGCTTAACGACCTCGACTAAACCAACCACTAATGGAACTAAACCAATCCCATAAAATTCCGTGTTCATTCTTCCTCACCCCCTCTCCACCAACCGTTTTGTCGCTACTGGCACTGGGGGCCGGATTTTCAAGAAGTTTTGGTAGTTTTTTCTCTATTTCCGCTAATCTTTCCCCCAGGTTCCCCAGTTGGCCTGTAAGAGTAGTGACCCCCTCTTGAAGCTCTTTCACCGTCTCCCCCATTGTATCCACCTTAGAAGAGGTTTCAGAGGCAACTTTTCTGTCTGCTTCCAATTCAGAACGTAATTGACTATTGTCTACTGCCAAATTGTCAATTTTAGTATTGAGGGTTGTAGTTAGTTTGTTCACTGCCCGTTCGGTGTCCGAAGCATGGGTGGTGAGTGCGGAAAGTTTGTTTTCCAACTCCAACGAAGCGAAAAGCTCAGCGACGGTTACAGATGTGTTCTTTTGGCTCGCATCCCACCTATCCAATTCTTGCTTGGTTGGGTCCCTATGGTAAAGGGCTCGATAGATACTAACAATTGTGTCTCTTCTGTTCATTTCTATCTCCTCACCCCCCTCCAACGATCCAGTAGGAATCAAAACTTGACAGTTTTTATTTCCGTGCTCCTGGTTCGTTGATTGCCACATCTTCCTCCAGGGCTCGTTTTTAATTGTGACGGTATCCCCATAGACCTTTCCTCGTAACCGGTTAGGGTCGTGACAAATAATTGTATTCGCCGTTTGGCCAAAGGCGACTACAAAATGCGGACCGTTGTACTTATCTTGTTTTTTAGGAAAGTGTCTATAGTTGACTAAGGCGACCGCAGGAAAACCCTCTTTGATTTTCTGCTTCAAGGTATCGAGACTGAAAATGTGGTGCTCGACATTTAGTCCGTACTTTCTTGAGGCAATACCCAATTTGTCAAAGGTAATGAGAGAATTAGGGGAGGCACCGGTTGCGCGGAACACTTCGTCAACAGACTTATCAATTCCGTAGGCTGCCAACAACATTGAGACACAGGCCGGACCACAATCGTCTCGGCTTTCATTAGCGCCAACACCCCATTGGGACTTGTAGGGAACTTTAAGTTTCACTTTTAGCTCCTCTCGTCATTTTAGCAAGAAATTCAACAAGAAACCAATAGCACTTCAGTGCTCTTCGTAATCGCCTATCCCTCCGGCCTTTTTTGGTACGTTTTTTTTTCACTGACGAAACAACCAACCCACTAAAGCACTAGCAAGCAAGGAGGCTATGGCCGCCCCAATAGTAACCTTGACCGTCAACGCTGTTATCTGGTTAGAAATGTGCGGTAGGTGGTTGGTAAGAATTTCTTTAACATCACTTTTAACTTCCGCAATATCCCGTTCTACAACAGTTACTCGTGCCGCTATCCCAACAACACTCCGAGTATTATTCGAAATTTTCTCCCATAGTTTACTGTCGTCCGAGGTCATTCCAATGCCTCCCACCACTCAGCGAAAGTCGGCCAATACCCCCCACCTTCCAAATTATAGTGGGGCGCTATCATCTTTTTAATCGTTTCCAAATCAAGCACCGTCCCCCTAGGAATTTTGTAATACCCCCCCGGTTTAGTGAATTCCTTAGCTAGCGCCTCGGTCGCCCCAGGGATAGACTCATACGACAGCGGGACCCGCCTTCCCCCTTTTGCATAGGTAAGCCCGTAGGGGTTAGAGGTTCCTTGTAGCATATTGTGTCCCCCACTTGATTCAAGTTGAGAAATGAGCGCCGCCACCTTCGCAAAGCCCGGAAGGTCGTATTCCTTTTCGGTTTCAATTAACGCGGGGATGTGCTCTTGCATAGGGAACCCGCCCCGCCGTTTAACCACCCCACCCCAGAACTTGCCCAATTGTTCTGGTGTTGTTGCTTGCGTGGTTGGGGAGGAGGTGGTGCGGATAGGAATAGGGGCGGGGGTAGAAGAAGGAGTAGCGGTAGGGGTGGGGGCAGGAACATTGCTAACCATGGGCTCCTTCATCTTTGCTACAGTCGCCTCTTGCTCTGGAGACCACCCCATTCCCGGAAAGGTGATAGTTTTTGGAGTAACTGCTGACTTTCCTAATTGGAGAACTTTTTGAATAAGCCCACCAAGCCCGCCCGTTGAAGCGGGTTGGTTAGCTGGTGGGCTGACTGGGGTCGGGACCCGTGGCTTATCCGCCAAAGGACTAAGTATTTCTTGCGGCCCCTGTAAAGCCCGTAAAATTTTCTCAAGCCACGATGCCATAACTACCTCCTCAACCCCGGAAACATTTTGTAAACGCCCTCCAATACTCCGGTTGATTGTGTCGGGGCAGTCTGCTGCCCCTGTGAGAGCTTCTGTAAAAGCGCGGGGCGGGTGCTAACGGGCGCCGATTCGTAGATACCCTTTAACTCTTGCTCTGGGCCCATACGTACCTCATCCACAGTTACATCGACCCCAAATCGCTCACTAAGTTCTCGCGCCTCGTCCTCTTGGCCCATTCTAATCAATTCAATTATACGCTGTTTAACAGCACCCCGCACCTCTTTGACACTAACATCGATCCCGCTTTTTTCCGATACTGCCCTTGCTGTACTTTCATCTCCCTCAATAATTAGACTAAGTATCTCCTCCCGGCTCGCTAAGAGTTCCCGCGTGGCTCCGTAGGCCTCGGTGGTCCCCCCCCACTCCGGACCAGCCTCTCTTCCCGTTAACTGTAATATCTCATTACGGTTGCGGTCTAACGCCTCGTACAGCTTCTTGTACTCTTTCTCCTTTGCTGATACAGACATTCCCTTGTGTCGAGCAACCAATCCTATCTGTGCTTTAATATCGTTAGTCTGACTCTCCAATCGGTTGAATTTCTTTTCGTACTCTTGTTCCCCACCCGCCTGGATTTTAACTCCGACGAGGGTATCTAGTAAAACTGTGGAGAGATCCCGAACGCGGCCGTAGTAATCTCCCTCTCCCCTACCGGCGGCCTTTATCTTTTCCCAACCGTAACCTCCTGGCACCAACGAGGGAACAAGCCCGCGAGTGGCGAACTCTGTCTGTTTCTGTAGCCGCTCCTGTGGGGTCTCCCACTCCTTTGCCAACGGCTCTCCCCAGTAAGGGTCGTAGTTAGAAACAAATGCGTTGTAAAGAATTGTCAACGGGTTGCCCGGCTCAAGGGCTTGCGGTAGGAAATCCCCGACCCGCTGTGTCCAGGATCCCCAAGGAGACACATAAGAAAAGTCAAGATATTGTAGGTTTCCCGTATTATCTTTCCATGGCAACAAGATAGTGGTTGCCCCCTGTTTTTGTAACCAGCGCGGCTTTTGCTCCTCCTCCTCCTCTTGGGAAATCCCAAGCTCGTTTCTCGATAGGGCATTGGCTCCAGTAATAGCCGCGGCAAGGAGGACGAACTTCTCCGGTTTTCTGACAACAGTTTCTACCAAACGAGGAAACATCTTGGCCGACCAGGTGATAAACGGCATAAAACCTTTCCGGCCCGCCTCAGCCGCCTTAGAGGTCCTCGAGTAATCAAAGAGCCACTTGTCGGCGTAGCCAATTGCCTGCTCTGTACTAGCGCCCCTACCTAGCGTGTGGCGTGCCATTACCGTCTTTGATATATCTTCAAAGGCACCGTAGATCTTGGCCGGTGTGTTATACATCTTAGCCAACTTGTTTACTAGGGTAGCGACTCCCCCATCTTCTACTGCTAAAGCCATCTGTTTTAGCTCATTTTTAGTATATGAACCACCATATAACCCCCTATCCCTCAGAGATTTATAAACATCATCCCTGGTCATAAAGGACTCAATACCTCTTTTCCACACCATTGGGTTGTAGACGGGAACATCTCCCATCCACATAGCGATGATATTAGACTGAATGTTCCTTGAAACTGTAGCTGGGTTGAAGACAACCTTCCACATTTTCCATTGCTGGTTGAGTTTTGCCAATACCCCATCAAGACCTTCGGGGGCGCGCGTAACCGCCATCAGCTCTTCATAGAGATCTTTGTTGACATATTTACCACTCAGGTTACCTAGTTGTTTGGTTTTCGGCAGTTGCTGCCACCCCTCAATTAGAGTCTTAGAGGTAATCCCTGGGGTATTGTCAATCATATTGAACGCCTTGACAGAGTAGACCGATTGGATGAGTTGGTCTAGCCGGCGCTTGAGCGGATAGGCTGCCGTCTTAATTAGCTTCATTTCCTCCCGACCGGTGCGACCAAGTCTCTTCAGCTCATCCGACCCCATCGCGTCAATCTTTTCTTTGGTTGACGGCCAGGTTCCTAGTTTAGCTTCCATTATTCGACGGCCCATCTCCTCGTCGGTTAACCGCCTCTTGTAACCAGAGAGATCTGCCCTTAACTTCTTCCAGTCGGTAAACCCGAGGTTCTTTTTATTGCTTTCAAACTCCTTGGTTTCGTAGAAGTACGGGAAGTATTGACCGACCCGATTCCAAAACGCCTCATCATTAAGAATACCCAGCTTCCGGGCCTCGTTGCCCCACAACGCCAACTCACTACGAGCTTCTTCGGCAAGTGGAATATCTGATTTCTCGAACTTTTGGAGAACTTCCGCAACCCGCCGGCTCTCCTCTTTGGTCATTTTGGCAATAGGATCGACGATCTCTTGGTCAATACGCATCTGTTGACCGGAAACGAGCTTGGCCCGTGATCTCAAAATACGATCAACCGTTGGAGGAAGACCCCTTGTTTCTGTGAGGTACCCCCCAACTTTGGTTTTTCCAACCTTTTCGGTTACGTCAGAGATAGTATTCCAAATCTTATCCCCGACGTTCCGGCGCCAGAACTTCTGTAGAACATTGCCAGGCTCGTCATACTCAGGCATATCTCCGGTAATTTCGGGAATCTCTCGCACAGCGTCAACAAACTCAAGTACCGGCGCGAAACTATCTCTCCATTGCTTGAGCTTATCGACCGCGAACTTAACCTCTGGTTCCTCATTGTAGGATTGTTCAAAAATCTTGGTAAAGACCGGGGCGTGTTCTCTCGCCATCTCAGGATCTTTATCATAAGCAGAAACGAATTCGGCAATAAGCTCCCTGCTTTGTCGGCGTGTTTTTACATAACTAGGAGGACCTTCAATGGGTCCAGAAAGTTCCTCGGTTAAAGCAAGTAGCTCACCTCGGAGCGCCTTATTGTAACTAAGCACCCCCCTATTAGCCTTAGTACCCGAATAGGCCCGTCCCATTGCGTAGTCTAGGTAGTGCCCCGTCTCGTGGGAAAGCGTCTGCAGATCCCCCAAAGACTTTATCTTAATCTTGATAGGTTCTCCCTCGGCAGTGGCATAAAACCTTCCTAGGGAGCTTCTGAACAAATTACTCTGCTCCAGTGGGATTCCAAACTCCTTTTCGTAAGTTTTAGTTACTTGACGACCCCCCTCTTCCACCCACGGCTCTTGTTTGCCAAACTCTACTCGCCCTTCGGTAGCGGTCTCTGGTGGAAGTCCGGGGAAGCGGTATCCTGTTCCTTTTCCTTCTAACGCCCGCCCCACAGGACCCTCTAGCACCTCTGGTACCTTCGGCACGGTCTTCAATTTCGGCTTCCGTCGTGTCTTTCCTCTAGGGGCATCCCCGCCAACAGAGCCCGCCACCTTAATAACCTTTTCCATAAGCTCGTTTTCTGAAATGCCCATTCTGGATGAAATTTCGTCAGAGCCGATCCCAAATACAGATCTTGGGATATGCTCTCTGAACAACAGCCCCGTCTCCTTGGATCTCTTCTCGCCGGCAATCCTCAAAAGCCTAGCCATCCTTTTTACAACCGGCTCTAAATCACCAAACTCTCCCGATTGGGCCTCGATCCGCGCCTCTGCCTCAACAGACCGCAGATATTCTTCCTCTGATTCGACCTCCTCACGGGTAAGAGGACGACCAAAAGCGTCTTCGGGCTCTTCGGTTGGTTTAGCCTCTGGAACCTTAGAACGAAGCTCTGCCTCCTCCATTGGTGTTGGGGTCTTTCTTTTAATCTCCGTTTCTAGCGGCGAAACTTCCCCCGGTTTTGGTGCCCGCTTTTCTCTAAGTTTTGCTTCTTCCTCTGAAATTCTCCTTTGAGCCAGTCGGGCCCGATCTTCTGGAGCCAACTCCCCCTCTCCAGTTTTTCCAAGCATAGACTCTTGCTCTGGTGTTAGTTTGCCCTTAACCTCCTCACCGAAAAGAGTCTTACCAGGAATCTTAGCAAAGCCCTCTTCGCCTAGTTTATAGTTTTTGACCGTTTGTTGGACTGAGTTTCTGACAATAGGCAAAAGTGTCTTAGTATCCAGAACCGTGTCTACCCCCGCAAATCCAACGTTCATCACGAGATTGCTTACCGCCTGCTCCGCAATACTGTCCATTAATTTTTGTCCTTCTGCCTTATCTTTAATCCCGTAGGCAAACGCCTCGACAGGGGTTTCTAAAAGCACCGCCCTTGCCATTCTTAACAAACCTGCGGTACCCACACCTTTAAATGCCGTCGGTAGTGCCTGTCCCACTTTCGGTGCGGCCGCCTGTATGCCCCCCTGGGTCAGCGACTTTAATCCGGGGATCTTTCCAGCCAGAGACTCTACCCCAGTTACAGTTAGTCTTTGGGTTGGAGCAGTCTCCGCGGCCATCATTGCCCCACCTTTTACACCTTGCAGAACCTCCTTTCTGGCGTCCTCCCTACCTAAGTTCTTCACCATCTCCAATACCCCGCCCGCCTCTTTGGTCTGTCTGTACATTGTTCCTAAACCACCAATAATTCCACCGGTGGCAAGTACCCGCGGAATAGCTGTGGCCGGCAGTCCTGTTGCCACCGCCCCAACGAGACCCCCAGCAGACCGATAAGGTTGGTACTTTTCGCGTTCTGGTAGGTTGGCACCGAGAGCAAGTTGTTCAATAGGTAAGGGGGTAACGCCGGCGGCAAAGTGCGCCATCGGCAAAGCTGTTTCCGGTTTGGCCTTGGCAACCGTTGAGGCCATTGAGGGAATTGGGCCAAAGGCACCCATTTCCGCAAGCGCCCCAATGGCGGCACGGGGCGCGCCCAACTCCTGACGTTCCTGATAAGCGGATACAAGCGGGGGTGGTTTTCGGGCTTCCGCGGCGACCCGTTCCCCGACAGGCCGGAGTTTTTCCACTAGGGCAAGTAGGGCCTGGCGTCGCTTTTCTTCTTCTTCGGCGCGACGTTGTCGGCCCGCATCATAAACACTTCTAAGCCGCTGAAGAATATCTGCGAGACCCGTCATTATATTTGCTCACTACCTATTGAAATAACTCTGATCCCCCGTATTTGGTCGATAGGTGGCAACGTACGCATCAAAATCCCCCAACAAACTTGGGTATGATTTTGCCAAAGTTTGTCGTAGTTTGGCGGCGTACGTTTCATAGGTAACGGGCTGACCACCAATGGTCATTCCTTGTAGTGCGTCGAGACTTGCCGCCTGTGCCAATTTTGCGGCGTAATCCGCCAGCACATCCGCCCCCCCACTGGCTAATACATTTTTTTCTGTTTCCCATTGAGTTGGGCGCGGTGCCGAGGGCCCCGCTTCCGGTCTTAACGCCTGTACTGTTAGTGCCTCTTTATACGCGCGTTCTGTCGGCCACTGGGCTTCTTGGAACCTGGCCGCCGCCTCCTCCATTGCCCTCTGATACTCATCCTGCTGTTTTTGGTAACTAAATTGCTGACCCCATTCAGTTCGGCGTTGGGCCTCTTGTGCTTCTTGCCATTCTCTAGCAAGTTGGTCAGCGGTTTCTTGATACCCCTGTTGGTACGCTTTAGTAACCAGCCCGGTTTCGGCCGCGAGCCCTTGTTGGGCGTGACCTAGCATAGACTCCCGACCGGCTACCTCTACTTTAGCCCGCTCGGTCCCCGCCTGGTAAGCCGCAATAATACTATTGATCGCTTCCTGACGAGTTCCCATTCGGGTCTGCATAATATCTTGCAGCCCGGTAATCTCGGCCCGTCGGCCTTCCTCAGCTGCGGAAATCAGGGACTCCACCCGGTAGGGGTTTACATAGCCCGCCTCTCCTGGTTGTAGGGTATACTGTGCCCGCATCTGTGGTCTAACTTCGGCCAAAGCAGTTTCCCGTCCCCTCTGGGCTTCCTTGAACCCCGCCATTTGAACATCACGTTTCCGAAGCGCTTCCTGAGCCTTCCCCGCAATAGTCACGTCGCCACCCACACGAGGGGTGTACTGCCCCAAAGCCTCCTCTAACTTTCGTTTCTGCTCGGTCACCTCCTCCTGGTAGGGATGAAGGGCGCTTTTGTATTGTTTCAAAACATCTAAATAAGCCATTTTTCCACCTCCAATCAGTATTTACTAGCCGTCTGCTGCCGCGCAATCTCTGCTAGGTATTTCTGGTACCCGCGCTTTTGGGCTTCTTCAGCAGCCAACTTACTCGCCTCCCAACGCTTTTCCTGCAACTCCCTTTGTTTGGCCTCCTCGGTGTGCTGTAAATCTTCGGTAGCACGCCCGTATTCCAATTCCCTGGCCGCCGTCGCTCGTTCTGTAGCAAGCAGGTACGGCTCACGTGCAGTTCTCTCTCGTTCGGCAATGTCCTCCATACCCCTTGTGTATGTCTGCCCCTGGGCTAGCTGGGCCCGGCGCTCTGCTTCTAGGTAGTCTCTGGAACTTTGAGCCTTCGCCGTTGCTATATCCTCGGTGGTACGACCATACTCCCTAGCCAAAGTACCTTCTGCTCCATATGTTCGCTCCCACGGAGTCATAAACTTCTCTTCTGCTAAACGCCTTTCGGTTGTAATATCCTCTACCGATCGCCCTGTGGTTCTAAGTAGGTCCTCCATTCGGCGATTGTAGCTATCCATATAATCCCGCTCTTCTTTGGTTTTAGTTTCGGCAATATCGGTCAAAGCCCGTGTATAAGAGGTTTCGGCACCCTCTGCCTCCCGTCCGTACTCCTTTTCGTACTTTGCTTCCGCCTCGCTGGCCTCTTGAAGAATATCCTCACGGGACCGCCCCGTCTCGCGCATCAGGGTTTCGATGTCCCGCTCGGACATAATTTCGTATTCCTCCCCCTTGCGACCATATTCTCTTGTAATGTCCTCAAGCCCCCGACGGCGGGCCTGGGCCGCGTCTTCCAGCTCGCGGCGCTGTTCTACCTCTTGCTTTCTTAAAAGGAATCCTCTTTCCGTTTCTAAATCCTTTAATTCTCTATCCTTCAAACCACTCCAGTAGGTTCCTTGAAGGTTGTGTTTCTCTCTGGCGCCCTCGACGGCCTTTTCGTAGGTATACTTTTCTTCCTCCTTGAAGATCCGATCTTCTTCTGCCAAACGACCAGTAGTAACCGCGTAGTCCTCATTGATCCGACCACTAAGTAGGCGCTCGTCCTCAGCAATCTGGCCTAGATAACGAACTTGATCCGCCCGCTTTTCTGATAGGGCCCTGTCGTAATCAGTTGTGAGTCTGGAGATAAGGAGGTCCCTGTCCCCAGCCAACTCAGTCAGAAAGTCCGTCCGGTCTTGGTCTCGCTCGCTCTTGGCTGTATCGTAATCTTCAACCAGACGGGTCGTGGCCTTATCTGCGCTCTCTGCCAAATCAGAAAGGAACTTCGCTTTGTCCGCCTCACCGCGCTCGATGGCGCTGTCCTTATCCTCGTTTAACCTCGCCAACGCCAGCTCAGTTCTTTCCCCTAACTCAGCTAGGAAACTGGCCTTGTCTTGATTCCCTTCTGCGACTGCCTTTTCAAAATCTGTCCTTAGCCGACCCAGCTTGGTTAAAGCAGTTTCCTCTAAATCAGTAAAGAAGGTTTCGTGGTCAATTCTGCCCTGTTCCTGGAAAGTGGCGTAATCCTCTTCTAAGCGGGCGGTGTCCTTAGTAATTACGGTATCAAGGTCTCTAAGGAACCGCTCCTTATCTTCTTCGTCCTCCCTAATTGCCGTATTCAAGTCTTCGGTCAGTCGGGACTTGGCGCGGTTGTAGTCCCCCTCGCTATCCTCTAAGAGGGAGTCGTAATACTCCTCGTACCTCTGGGCCTCCAGACGGGCCTCTTCTTCGGCTTCGGCGGCATAGGGCGTCTCCTCATAGGTGGGATACATATACTCCTTGGCCTCCGCCGCGATTTCTTCCTCTTCCTCTGTTAGCGACTCGCCAGCAATTATCTTCTCTTGAATTTTGTAGTATTCTTCGGCCAGCTCTTTGGGGGGCAGCCTCATTGCCTTAGCCTGTACCTCAATCAAACCCACTTTTTCAGCAGCGGCAGCCGGCGTCGCCCCACTCAAGACCTCCTCACTTAGGGAGTTAACAATAGATTCCGAAACCTCCCCTGTTTTAGATCTGTAGGTGCCAATCGACTCATACAACTTACCAAAGGCGGCCCCGTATTCTTCGGCGCTAAGAGTTCTTCCGGTCTCCGCTATCTGTGCGGTTACCGCCCTTCTTGCAAGAATGTTATCAGCTAGGGTATTCTCATCCTGGTTCACTGCCCAGTTAAGGTGGCCAAGAAAGTCCCAGGGGCTGTCTATATTTTCCTCTAAATTTTCGCTTTCATAAGCATACCGGTGGGCCTCAATGCTTGCTTCAACTGACTCAGGACTGTTTTCAATCGCGAAATTGTAATAGTCGCCCCAGTTCTTTCCTGTTCGCGGCCAAACAGTGCCCCCCCTGGTAGCCATATGGTAAGCCTCGTCTGCGAAGTCTCTTGCTGCTTTATCTGGATATTGTTCAGCCATAATCTATAGCACCTCCCCTGGTGTAAACACAGCATCTCCTTTTTTAACCTTCCTAACTGGTGCCTTCTTTTTAACAACGCCCGCCTTTATCTTTTCGTACTCCTTCTCAGAAACCTCACTGAATTTTCCAACCATACTCTTGTCCAACTTAGAATCAAAATCCGTTCTGATAACTGCCCTTGCTTTGCCAATATTGTCTTTTTCAACGTAAAATTTCATCTTATGACCTCAAAAATAACGCATAAACACTCACTTCCAAATTATCACCAGGTTGACCATCGTAGAAGAAAACCGTGTTTCTCTCGATCTGTATTTTTGGAAGTTTGGCACGTTTCCAATAGCCCAATAACTGAAAATAGGTATCGGCGTAGTCCTCCGAATAAATTTCCAAGATTCGATCAGAATCTAGTGCTACTGTAGCTGTGTAGCCACTTCTACCATCAGCACCTGGGCTACTAACATCGAAATAGCGATTAGCACTTGACCCGTTTGCTCTGATTCCGCACACCCGCGCCGCTCCGGTATCCGCGTTTTCAATGTAGAATTCGGCCGCCTCTGCCCCCGCTGGAACTACCGAAGAAATGTTCAAATCCTGCCACGTTGCGTTTGCCGAATTTTGACCTACGCCGCTGGCCTCGGTATATATTTCTCTTGTATCACAGGAGTTAATATTGGGGTCAGCAATCCTAACACCTATAATGCTAAGAAACTCGTGCCCGTCAAAAACTGGGAAAGTTGCTGTCGCGTAACCACCGCTGCTCAGATTACCAGAGTAACTTAGGGCGGCCTGAACCTGGTAGAGGTTCGTTCCGCCCAACATCGAGCCCACCTCAAAACCGTCAAAATGAAAATTGGTACCAGTCGCCGATGGGTTCTTATCTGATCGGAGAGCTACTTTTATTGTATGTTCCACATTCGGATTGAGACCTGTTTTGGTATAGACCGAGAACTTCGTCAAAAGAACCGCACTATACAAGTCAACAGTCTCATCTAAAACACCATCAATATAGACATCAATTTTGCCCATCAACTTATCCTTGGCGGCGAAGATACCAATCCTAGACATACCACGGAATGTATATTCAAGATATGGGTCTGTTAACGGATCCATTGCTAAATGGTACGACCGATTAAAGTATTGTATGTTATTCGTCGTTGAGTACCATCCCCCTGAGTAGGTAATACTAGAATCTTGATCGTCAACAATTGTTACTATCTTTTCGGATCCGACAGATCCACTATAGAGGGACGCCCCATCTATGGTAGTAAGGTCCTCCTGGCGTCTAATGTCGCCAGCTTGGGCTATATCAGGAATCCGCGCAGCGAAATCGGCACCCATTTCCTGTAACGGCTTTCGGTGTTCTAACCCATAATACTCGGCACCTTGAACTGGTCCGGAAAGAAGCCCCACGCCCTCCTGTTCGAGAAAGTTATTAAATCCTAACGATAGGTATGTTACTCGTTCTTTTGCCATCAATCCCAATCCTCGTGCAAGTCGTAATAAACTACAAAGCCGTAGATTTCAAATGGTTGGTCCTTAGCATTGTTAGAAAATTCCCAACTGATGTGTTTGGCGGTTATATCCTCTGGAGAGAACTTTTTAACAATTAGGGCATCTTCTCCAAGATCGACCGTTCCGTAGGCGACATAGCTCCCGAGATCCTTTGAGACCTTGACTGTTAGAGTCGTCCCCGTTTGTTTTTTAGCAATCAGGTAAAGGGCCTTGATCGTCTTCCGGTACTCTGGGCGGTCCATGGAGTAGTCGTTAGTTCTAAACCACCCGTTAATTGCCCCCTCGTTAAAGTTGTCGTCCTCAAAAAGTTCATAGACATTTCCGTCGTCGGCCCCCATATAGAGTTTCTGTGCCCCCGAGACAATGAACGGGGCTACAACCTTCGGAGTTACCCCATACCCCAACGGGACCCAAGTATTCCCCACAATATCGTAATCGAAGCCCGCCTGGTTGATACTTTTGGTAGATAGGTCATCAACGAACCAGTAGGCGTGTGTCCCTAAAGGAGCCCCGCAAACATTGGCCAGCTTTGTCTGATCAATGTCTTGGGTATAGTCCTCAATCTTGTTAGAGATCCTTGTTGAAACCACCCCGTCGTAGACATAAAAACCGGTTCGGTTGAAGTAAAAGGTGAAACGATCAACGGTAAATACCTGTTTTGGGGAGTGGGTCCCCGGAGCCCCGTGCACCCTTTCCAAACCAACTCCTTTGGCGGAGCATCGCCACAAAGAACTATCAGTGAAAATTAACAACTGATCTCCACTTACTGCACAAGCAGTTAAAGGCTCAGAAGAAGGAATATGGAAATAGTTGTTAGCATTATCCCAACTGATACTATCATCTGAGGCCGGAAGGTCCGAATAATAGACGGTTGCCCTATTAGTTGAACGACCAACGATATAAAGTTGATTTTTAAAGAGCTCAATATCCTTTCCTTTGGGGGCGCTGGTTACATTGGTAGTAGTTGAGTAAGTCAGTCCTTGTAGGGAAGCAGTTGCATCGTCGTCATTTACCATAAAAACATAATCAACCATTGCGAAGTAGGCAAACTCCATTTGCGAGCTGGCTGTTAAGGCATCAGCTCCGGAGATACTCGTCCAGGTGCCCGCGTTGTTATATTCCAGCCCCGAGGCCGTATCTCCAGAATTATTAACTACCGCCAGCTGTCTGGTTGTACCCCCAACTTGCTGGTAATCGAACAGCCCCAAAATGTCCTTGTCCGCCTGTAGGGTATCTCCAACCTTGGTGTATCCTTTGGCCTTTTTAACCGTGCCAATTTCCGAAAGGTCAATGTTTTGGGCCGCCTTCAATTCCTCAGCGGGCTTCAAAAAGTTTGAGACCTTAGAGTTGACCCCTTGAAAATTCATTACCGCAAAACGCTTTTGAGCCATAATTACCTCCTCGGACCGAAGTCCAAACCCTGCCCCGAAAGATCAGTTGTCAATCTGACTCCCTCAGCAACCCGGTCCTCCAACTCTGACTGCATCCTCTCTCGCTCCTCTTGATACATCCGCTCAAACATCGCCGAACCCTGTAAATCCCGTTTCCCCTTCATCAAAGCATCGGCACAGGTTCCAATAGAAATTAATCGGTGGTACTGGGCCGGGATTGCCGGCTCGTCGTCGTCATCCGAAAGGTCATCCTGTTCGGCGATGTACCAAATCTTCAATGCCGCAGTCCCGTCTTTGTCTGGGATAGGTAAAAAGCCAAGAATATCTCCCTGAATATAATAAGAAGGAAGGGCCGCAACCCCAAGATCGTCGTTTTCAAGCCTTGTTTGGACATCATCAAGACTGATAGAAGTCGCCTTTTTGAAATTATCGGCGTTGCTGGTTATATCATAGTTGAGCTCAACCCGACGCATCCTCTTAAAATCGGAGGGTAGGGTGTATTCCTGCTGGTCCTCATTCATATCAGCAGTCGCTTCGGTTATAAAGTAGTTTTCGAATACCGTTTCGATCGCCGTTACCAAATCTTGGTAACGGTGATTCATCCAGACCAATAGCTGAGCATCCGTCCAAAAGGCGGCGGTTGTCTCGTTTAGTCTGGCCCTAATATCAGTAATTATGGTCGCTTTGGTCATTTTCCCCCTAACAAAAAAGGCCCGCTTTCGCGGCCCTTATGGTGATCCTTCAGGACTACGGTTACAATACCACCAATTTCAAAATAATGCAAATTAATAACTCAACCCGCTTGTCACCTTTGTCCAGGTTGTAGCATCGTTGGTTTGCTTTGTCCAATTCGTGGGGGACGGGGAGGGCGAAATTGACGGACTGATTGACGGGCTGATAGACGGACTAAGCGACGGAGATATAGATGGCGATAAGGATGGCGATAAGGACGGACTCAAAGATACCGATGGCGAAACACTAGGACTAATACTTGGGCTTAAAGACGGCGAAAGGGACGGGCTAATCGAAGGACTAAGCGACGGACTTATGGACGGCGACAAGGACGGACTGAGCGAAGGTGAAATTGACGGGCTTAGACTCGGTGAAATTGATGGACTCAACGACGGTGACAATGACGGACTTAAACTAGGCGATAAACTTGGAGACAACGACGGTGATAGCGACGGGCTAATAGACGGCGATAAAGACACACTCGGACTAACACTAGGACTGATGGAGGGGCTTAGAGACGGGCTTATACTAGGTGAAATTGATGGACTAAGCGACGGAGAAATTGACGGACTTATGCTTGGTGAAATACTGGGCGATATGGACGGGCTAATTGACGATGAGATACTAGGTGAGGGGGACGGACTAAGTGACGGCGAAAGCGATGGGCTTAATGACGGTGAAAGGGACGGGCTGATAGAGACCGATGGGCTAACGCTTGGCGAAATCGAGGGACTGATTGATGGCGAAATAGACGGCGATAAGCTCGGTGAAATAGACGGGCTTAGGGATGGCGATAAACTTGGAGATAAACTAACGCTAGGGCTGACCGACGGACTGATACTTGGGCTTAGAGATGGGCTGATAGACGGGCTAATCGAGGGCGAAAGTGATGGACTTAAACTTGGTGAAAGTGATGGACTTAAACTTGGTGAAAGTGATGGACTTAACGACGGTGATAATGATGGGCTAATACTCGGCGACAGCGACGCCGAGGGTGAAACACTAGGTGAAATTGACGGACTGATTGACGGACTAACACTGGGTGAGAGCGAGGGGGATAGAGATACGCTCGGGCTTACACTCGGACTGATTGACGGCGACAAAGACGGCGATAATGACAGACTCAACGATGGCGATAATGACGCACTCGGTGAGACTGAAGGCGAAATACTCGGTGAGATTGACGGGCTCAAACTAGGCGACAGTGACGGCGAGAGCGATGGGGATATACTAGGGCTAATAGATGGGCTTAGAGACGGGCTTAGTGATGGTGATAGTGAGCCGCTCGGCGAAACACTGGGGCTAATAGACGGCGAGATTGACGGGCTGAGTGATACTGAGGGGCTCACCGACGGACTAATACTAGGTGATAAGGACGGGCTCAAACTAGGCGATAACGAGGGGCTTATGCTCGGCGATAGACTTGCTGATGGAGAGACCGACGGCGATATACTAAGAGAAATACTCGGACTGATACTGGGACTTATCGAAGGTGACAAAGACGGCGACAAGGAAGGACTCAAACTCGGACTGATACTAGGCGAAATGGATGGACTCAGACTGACGCTAGGTGATACCGATGGACTAATCGAGGGGCTAATACTGGGTGAAATACTAGACGACAGACTGGGCGAAATACTAGGACTTAAAGACACGCTCGGACTCACCGACGGTGAAATACTTGGGCTAATACTTGGACTCAAAGATGGCGATAGCGAAGGGGAGAGCGATACTGAGGGACTGACAGATGGCGATGTACTTGGACTTATTGATGGGCTCAATGATGGTGAAATAGACGGGCTGATACTAGGACTTAGCGATGGTGACAGACTCGGAGACAGACTAGGTGAAATACTCGGCGATAGCGAAACACTCGGCGATACCGACGGGCTAATACTTGGCGAGATTGATGGCGACAAGGATGGGCTGATAGATGGGCTTAGAGAAACCGATGGACTCACCGAGGGAGAGATGGATGGCGAAATTGATGGGCTCAAAGACGGAGAGATACTCGGTGAAATACTTGGTGAAAGAGACGGGCTAATCGACGGGCTTATTGACGGCGATACCGATGGAGAGATAGAAGGTGAGATGCTAGGCGATAGGGAGGGGCTTAACGACGCCGACGGAGATACACTCGGGCTAATTGACGGACTGATGCTCGGACTTAGGGAAGGAGAGATACTAGGGCTAATACTTGGGCTTATACTAGGACTAGCCGACACTACTTCATAAGTTACTGCAAGATATGGGTCTTTAGAGGTATCGACCTTTTCAGACGTGAACGGTATAACACGTGAGCGTTTATCGGTTTCTCCAGGGTCGCCAGGGAAATTATCCTCAATATCGTGTCCCTCTCTTAACCCCAACATTGTTGTTCCTGTTAAAGAAATCCAACCCCTACCAGTTGCATTTAGGGTAAAATCTTCATAGGCTACAGTGCCTAAACCACTCAGGTCTATATCTGCTGACCCCTTAACTGCCAAATATTTAGCTCTCCCTCCTTCCTCATTTCCACTATCGTAACCGCAATCCTCATAATCTGCGTTGGCTAACGCAGAAGTAGATGCTTGAAATGTTTTAACTACTGCTACATAGTCATAACCGTCACCATTGTAACCATCACTTACGGAACCAGGATATAATTTAAGAATAGCTGCCGAGATAACGGCGGCGTCATCTAGTCCAGAAGTATCTATTGGAAAGAATCCTCGGTATATCTGAGTCTTATTAGCTGACCCCAAAAGGCTAGAACTAATCGCTGTGTCGACATAATCTAAAGCAGTATCATCCCCCTCGCTAGCATCGTGGACGGTGTCCCAAGTTGCCTGAGAGGGCTGACCTGACGCGTCCATTCTAACTCGCCCGTCCCCCGCCCCTGCATAGTAGTTTGTAGTGGTGTCTGTCCTCACTGGATAAACAGCGTTTTCTAAGAACCTTTTGTCTAAGATTTTAGTCAGAATTGTCTTGCCGTCTATTTCTTCTAGTCGGACTTTGATTATTCCTTGATTACCTTCGGCATCGGTGAGGTTAAACTTTCTAAACCAAGTCTTTCTAAGTTTCTTGAGGATTATACTGTCTGAAGTGGTTAGTTTGTCTTGCTTATTCCAAGTATCCCTCTCTAAATCATCCTCCCACCTTTCCTCCTCTTTGCGTCTTGTTTTGTCGTTCTTGAATTTCTTGAGTGCTTTTATCTTTTTGGCACGCAGATTTCTAAAATTCTCTTTCTTTGGTTTGACTTCAAATCCGTCTAAAGCGACTTCAAAACTAAACTCCAAATCCTTGCTCAAATCAGCGGGTTTTTCGTTAATAACAATCTCTTTGACAAATCCCGTGTTCCGAGCCATTACCTCAAGGTCAATACCCGCACCATAGGCGTTCTTATAAAGAACTATTCCCTTACCTTTCCACTCTGGTTTGGAGATTAGCTTCCCCGTAGCGGGTAAAACATTTAGGGGCTTGATAGAGACTTCTTCGTCTGGTTTGTCCCAATCTTCTCCAGTTCGGGGGTCAACTTGAACAGTGTTGATAAACTTGAACCAATCGTTTGCTAGTTTGGGGATTTCTAGTTCGTAGTTGTTCTTCCGCATCTCCCAACCGTAATCGGTGGGAAGGAACATACAATCTACATTCTCGAACTTTCTGGTTTTTTTGTCTTTGTAGTGGATATGACCAACGTGACCCTCAAAGGTCATTGACCCGTCTTTATTATCAAAGGTCTTTGAGTTTAGAGTTCGTAAATCCCTAGCTTCGTTTCTCATTTTCCTCCTCCTCCAACTTCTTCAAATCCTCATCTGACCAACCTGGAACTGGCCAGAACTTCTCTACCAGCCAAGAGACTGGGTATTTCTGCTTCGGCCATTTCATACCCCACAACAAATCTCTGACGTTTTTCTTAGTTCTCAACTGATCTCTACCGGAATTGGGCCAAGGGAATTTGAGATTTGCGTTGGTTCTAAACATATGCGCGTACCAAGTATTATGATTAACTAACACCCTCCCCCCGGAGAGCCAAGTCTTACAAGCAACCTCTATCCCCTGATTACCCCACGACCCCATACTCTCATCACACAAGTTGAGCTCGTTGTATTTCTTCCTAGTAACCATAAAGAAACTTCCTTGTAAACTCATCGTCTCCGTTAAACCTTCTTTCTTACCTTCAATGTATTGTGGTCGTTTTGTGTATTCCCTGAAATACTTAAATTGTGGGGTAGCGTTGAAACAGTAAGACGTACTCCGAACGTGGGGCCGAGGCCCCCACACCACCTTCCTCCTCATATACCTCGAATCGCCGCACTGAGGACACCTTCCGCCCTCTTTCCAATTGGCCTGATAAACCCTGAAACCGCACCGGTGGCATTTCCAATCAAATACATGTAGATTGCGCATTACCGGAACCATAACTACGTCGCCCCCTACCTTCTCAAACATTTCAATCATCTTGCGGTCGAACCCCTGGTCAAAAGCACAATGAGCGTCTACTTTTGCCACATACTTACCCTTAGCAATTTTACAAGCAAGGTTAGTAGCGGCTCTTTGTCCAATGCTTTCGGGGACGTAGATGACATTCACTCGCGGGTGCTGGGGTATCGGGGGATCGGCCCATTCTCCGTCAAGAACAGCAATCACTTCGGTATCCGCCTCGATGTGTTCGAGGATGTCTTGAATGGTTCGCGCGAGCCACATTTCGTTTCTTGCGGGAATTAAAATACTCAGATCCATTTCTTGTTCCTCTCTAACATTGCTTTAGTAATTTCCGGTTCGTATCCTACAGACTCTGCCCACGCACGCCACCCATAAACATCTTTGGGGATACATTTTGAGTTGAACCCCCGGCTACTAGGAAATACGAACGTCCACCAGAGGTTAAACCGCGGATCGTCGCCGTAAACAACGTCCCTAATGGTGTAGTAGTCGACTCCTGCCCTTTCGCAAACATCGTAGAGCTCCTGGCACTGCGCCACTTTAAAAGCTATTGCCCTATTCTCGCTGAGTTTTATCACTTCGGCCTCCAATCTGCTAACCTGTCGGATGCTTATGTTGGCGTTGTATGTAGTGGTGTATAAATCTATCAACCTCCGCCGATCTTCTGGCTCGCCACCGATTACCAGGAACTTTCTTTGCTTTGGGTCAAATAGTGGGTGCTCCACCGTTTCACCAAGATACTCCGGCTGTACTACAATTCTCTTCCCATACTTTTTGGCTAAATAGTCTCCAGTCCCGGGGCTGATCGCTGACCTTATCACAATCAGCGGACACCCGCACCAGGAAACGCACTCTTCAACAATAGACATATCCAAAGACCCGTCCTCCAAATTAGGGGTAGGGACGCAAACGAAGGCAACATCCCGCTTATTGACCTCCTCCTTGGTTGTTTCTGAGTAAGCTATATCGTAAATGTAGGCGTCAGGAAACAGTTTCTCTACCGCCTTCCCAACCCAACCGTGACCAATTATCGCTACTGTCATAGGTTCTCCTCAGGTACTTTCAAACCAAATAACCCCCGCAAATCCCAACCTGGGATATTCTCTATCGGTATTTCCCGCCAATACTCTGGTTTGTGTTTGAAGCTGTCCAAAGTTATCTTCGGCTTGGAGAAAGTTCTGTCGTGGCGAATATCAACCACAGGGTATTCAGAATACCAGACACCAAAGTTATCATCCGAAAAGCCCCCCCGCCTCTTCTTTTTAGTCCCAGGTTCGTAACCCCACAATCTAGCCCAGCGAGGTTCTCTACTTCTAAACTTGTTCAGCCCAACCTTCTCTATATGCTCCTCCCTTAGTTTGTAGTGCTCCAAAGCAAACTCTCGATTGACAGACAAACAAGAAAGAGGAAGCATCCTTTTGTGAGTAATAGCGGTATCCCCCCCGAAGTACCACCGCCAGACATTAGAGTTGTAATAGAAGATATTATCTTCGGGCGGGGTAAATTCAAAGTGCGATTCTGGGTACAGGCAGTCGTGCTCGCAGAAAAACACGTAATCGGCAGTGCTGTTCTCCAGAGCCGTTTTTATCTGCTTAATATAGGTAGGGTAACTCCGTTCGCCTTGAACAACGATATTCTTTCCAAAGTCCAGCGGCTTCTTGAGGGACACACTAACAATCGGCAAACCCGACTTCTTTATGTGCCCCTGAACAACAGGGAAGATTGGTTTACCCAACCTCATGTCCGTGTAGAAAATTACGCCCTTGCTCATTCTTTAACCCACATCCACGAGCGCCACTTGTCTCGCTTTTCCTCAATACCATTGTGTGCTATCACGCCAGGACGAACCCTCTCACCAGGAGGATTTTTCCTACCAAGAACATACCAATTCGTTATCCCGAACGCTTTAACATAGGCATGGAGGACATACTTAACGTGGAGAACGTTCGGGTCTCGGGCGCCCTTCTTGTTCAGGGCGTAGTCGTGTCCCGCAATAATGCCGCCCTTCTTGACCTTGAGAGGCCACTCGTAAAGGTCTTCGGCGACATAGCGAAACCCGTGATGTCCGTCGATGTAGACGAAGTCCAAACTCTCATCCTCGAAGTCTTTGACGGCATCCATCGAGGTCTTACGCACTATCACCGCTAGGTCCCCATAGGGTTCAAATACCCGCTTAGTGTGTTCGTAGAGAAAGTCCTGCCGCTTTTGAAACCCACCAGGGTAGTTCCTATCATTGTAGTTGCCGTATGCCTTCCAGGGGTCAACCGCATACATCTTAAGACCTTCTTTCAAGAACTCCTCAGTGTATTCTCCCTTGTAGGTTCCAATCTCCGCACCAACCTTGAAGCCCATCTCTTTGAACGCTTTTGGTAAATCGTTCCTCCCGCAGTCGGGAATTTCAAAGGGTTGCCCACGATGATTTTTGATTGCTTCAGTTATTTTCATCTATATTCTGATACACCTCTTTCACTCCCTCCATATACTTTTCCCTAGTTTCTTTACCGTCGCCCCAATAGGGCAAGGTGTGAATTGGTTTACGCTCGCTGTCGGTATAATATCTCATTGAGCGGTGGGTTTTAATTTGAAAGACGGGGTTCTCCGTCTCAAACATTTCTATCTGGTTTGGCCAGAATACATCCGACCTGCGGTGCCTCTCTTTAGGAAAATTCTTTTCCTCGGCACTCCACTGCGGGGCGCCCTCAAATAATTTCTCTAGAGTATTGAGATAAAACACCCTCCCAATCACCTGTGAGTGGGTCGCCCCCCCTGGTTTGTGAAACCAGTAACTGCGGTGGTCGGGCATCACGTAAAGATTGGAGTTGCGGTAGCAGCGGTCGTCTCTCGACGGGGTGTATTCAAAGTAGTCGGGCGGGTAGAGGCAGTCGGCCTCGGCGGAGACCACAAACTTTGTTTTAGCGTGCTCGCAAGCAATCTGAGTTTGGCGAAAGAAGTTAAACCCCGAAACCCCGACATCGTCTCCAACGCAAATGTTAGTCCCAAAGTCAATCGGTTTTTGGGTAACACTAATGATTGGCAAACCTCCACAGTTCTTGAGGATATTGTCTCTTATCCGCTGTTCAAACTTCGGGTCCTCCATATTGCTACTGCAGTAAATTATAGTTTTCATATCTTCCACCTCGGTCGAATATCATTCTCGTAGTAATCCCCCCAAACCTTCAAGGCGTAGAGCCCGCTCTCGTTCCTAATAGACGGGTTCTCCTTTGTACCTTCGTGACGACCCTTAACAAAAGAGCGGTGCTTGTGAGCAAACCAAGTATCCTTATCAACAATCAACCGACCCCCCGCTTTCCAGGTCTTGAAGACAATTTCGTGGCTGTCTTGGTACATTTGTCCATACCCCTTGGTCTGGAGTTCTCCAATTACATCCTCCCACCACTTCTTGGGCATTAGCCACATCGAACCCTGCATCGCCATCGACTCAACCAGGTTTCTGTCTTTGTATTTTTCGTCCCTCTCTTTCCACCTCATCCCTGCAAATTTCCTCCCGCCTTGAATAACCAACTTCTCGGTTATCACGGGTTCTAAGTCCATCCTCTCCCACTTTTCGGGGTCAAGGAAATATCTGGTAGCCGTCATTATCCAGTTCGGTTTACAGTCTCTGGTTAGCACTCTGTCGTATCCCTTGCCAAACATACAGTGTTGGTCGGAGCGGAGGATGAATTCTCCCCCTGCTAATTGGACACCTGCGTTTATAGCCCCCCTCATACCCCTATTTGCCCCGAGGTGGGCGTAGATGACTCTTGGATCGTCTGGTAGTTCGAAATCGGGCCAGAAACCATCGAGGACAACAATTATTTCCATCTGGTCTCCCAATTCTGAGTTTTCCAACAAGGAGTTAATCGTTGGAACTACATAGGGATCTTTGTAGGCAGGGATTACACAACTCAATTTCATTTTCTAACCACCACTAATTTATTGTTACGGAACTTCTTCGGAGTAAACCCAACCACCTCAACTTTATAATCACTCAAAGCCCGTGAGATTTTTCTTGTCCACTCGGTATCTTCAATTATATAGGTAACGCCGTCATCCAACAATGGGAGGAGTGTTTGAGCGAGAAAAATCTGGTGGGGGGACCTATGGGAGCCGTCATCAACAAACAGATCAATATCCGAGCCCGCCTGCTCTACCAACCGTTCAATATCTTCTTTTTTAGTTTCGTCGCAGAGGAAGGTTTTAATCCGCTCGTCCTCAAACAGCGTATCTGGGCGGATGTCCGCCCCATAGATTTGGGCATTGGGGAAGAAGTCCCGCCACATTTTTAAACTAGCGCCGCGTTTGTATTTCCTTTTTAATTGGTTGTCCCAGACCTCACTAACGTGCTTCATACAACCGTAGTAACCAATACCCATCTCTAAGACCTTTTTGACTTCGCTTCGTTTGTCTTTGAAGAGTTTGTAGTAATAGGGGGTATAGGAGTGCTTAATCTGAGGGCATTTGTCGGTGCCGTATTTGTACGCAATTTCACAAAGTTCGGTTAGATTTTCCATAACGCACGCTCCTCTGGCCAGGACGGTACTGGCCAAAACTTCTCCACCAACCAAGAAAAGGGATGCTTCATGCCGACTTCCTCGTTGTTTATCCAGTGCTTCGCCGCTCGGGAG